GGCCTTTATATTATATAAGGATTAGCTTTTAGTGGCCTTTAGGATTAAGGGCCCAAGGCCTAATGAGGGCCCAGAATATTTATTTGCATATATTATATATTATTCTTATATTTGCATAAAGAAAGATAAATAATAAACCCAAAACATTTAAGGCCATGCTTAATTCTAAAGACTTTACCACTGCCCTGGAAATCATTTCCAAACACCATTCGACTGAATTGGCCATCAATACTCCTAAAGATAACTTCGTGGGATATATGGGCCAATCGGAATTCAGGTTGCATATTAAGAAATGTGTACCCTCGGTAGTTAATAATTTGATTAAGGCAGGTTATATCCTGAATATGGGTCCGGAAGGTTTGGAGGTCGATAAAATCTAACCTTCAAAGGCCTTCATATTTAATTTGCATATATAGTATAATTATATTATATTTGTAATACAGTATAATAATAATTAACTAATTTTAAGGTTATGAAAAGATTTGATTTAATTGCATCGGTTAAGGGGTTAATTAAGGATAAGGCTTACGAGGCAGGTAACGGGGCTTCGTATTTTATTCCGGGTATGTCCCAGGAGTTTAACCCTCGCAGTGATGATAGTTGGTTTCAGGCTATGTTCCTGGAATATAATCCGACTCTGTATAACGAGGATTACGATTGGATTGATAAGTTATGCGAGGCAAGCCAGGATTTAACCGGTAGGTTAACCGAGCAATTCAAGGAATATGTTCAAGGTGATTACAAGGTAAACGAAGTTGGTAACGGGATTACCATGGTAACTTCGAACCGGGCTGGGATTGCATTAACCTTTGCGGATAGTGATTTGGGAATGTATATAACCTATATGGAGACATTGGCATAGGTGGGGGTTGGCCCACCTATTTGCTTTCATTTCTCTTTTCTGTTAGGCCTGCCAACCCAGGCCTTTTTCATTTATGAGCTTATAAGGCCTTTATGGATTCAATATGTGTACCCTCTAGTGCCTTATAGTGGCCATAAACTTTAGGCCCACTTGAAGGCCCTAAATATAAATTTGTGCATATTAAATATTATTTGTATATTTGTAATACAAAAAAGAAATAACTAATTTTTAATCTTTACAATTATGAAAGCAATTAAAAATCAAATCGAAAACCAACTGCAAAACCAACTCGCAACCTTCTCTATGCTCAACTCTGCACTCCCTGCAATTTCCCAAATTGCTCAAACCCTCACCGACCTTCTCCCTCAACCCGAGGAACTCTATCTCTATCACTCTCACAATTGGACTCTCGATTCTGCCCACGGGGCCGAAATCACCTCCCTTATCCTGGATACCTCCTACCAGGAATCCGACCGGGACTTCGAAACTCCCATAATCGAAAAACTCAACTTCGAACTTAATTCGGACCTGGGCTCTATCCGAATAACCTCATCAAATATCGCCGACGGGCTTATTCTCCTAAATATATCCTACCTGGAATAAACCCAGGTTAAACCTAAACTTAGGCCTACCTTATAGGGGGCCTTTTAGGTATGTACATGGTTAAGGCCTTATATCGCTTTTAGTAGCTTGGCTTATAGGCCTTTTATATTATAGGCCATGCAGGCACCTCTTGGCACCAATCCCAACCCTGTATTCAAAATTTTCCTAAAGTGCAATGCAAAATAAAGTGTTCCCATTTGCAAGTAGGGGCATATCATAGAAACTTAGTACTTACGGAATATAAGTTTCTTAGTTATAAAATTATATAGTTCTAGATTCCCAAGGACCAAGGCCGAAAATGAAAAGGAATATTAAAGGCCTTAGCAAGGGAATTAAGGTACCCACTGGCACCAGCTAAGGCCATATTTCAATCAGACCTTATACCAACAAACCCTCCTACCAACAATAACCTTATACTCAACCTACCATTAAACCCACCTACCATAACACCCTAATTCCTTAATAGGCAATATTTATTCTAATCCGTTCTATTATAGAAAAATATAATCAAAATTTATGTCTAAAATTTTGTAATTGAAAATATTTGTTGTATATTTGTAATACAGAAAAGAACTAATAAAAGTTAAACCAATTAAAAATTTTACTACTATGAAAGCAAATGAAATTTTAGCAATCGGCAACGAAATTTTTTCGACCAACGAAAGAAAAAGCATCTACAAAAAAGAAATCTTTGCAGAATGTAAAACCGACAAAGAAAAAAAGAATCTGCGAATGAAGTTGCGTAAAAAGTTAGACGCGTTCATAGCAGAATTTATTGCAAGCAATAAAAATATAGAAAAAAGGAAAGCACTAAAAAAAGCATGGCAAGAATATGCAAAGCAAGTATATATAAATGCAAATTGCATCGTCGATGCAAATGCAAATACAGAAAAAAAGGACACAATCAAAAATTTCTTACTTGCAATGAATGAAAAAGAAAGCAAGTAAATAAAATTGAATAGGGGACAAATTTGTCCCCTATTTTTAATAAAATTTAATTTTGCGATAGGGACACCGTGGCCCCGTTTTACTGCCAGATGTTTTTGAAGACCTCGTGATAAGACTCTTTAAGGTACCAAAACCTTTTTACTGTCAGCTACCAAAGAAACCTCACCTTAAGCTCTTCCTGAAAGGCACATGCCACATAATCACATCCCCCCTCTCCCTACACAAAATGAAGAACCCATCTAAAGGCTCTTCATAAAATTTTTCCAGGATATTTTTAGGCTCCTATTATAAGGCTCATGATTTAGCCTTATATATCCCTATAAGTCTATCAAAAGCCTTAACCCTTACTTCACTATCCCACTTACTCCACCAAAATATTTCTCGAAGGGTCAGCTTATGGTTTTGAACTTCCATATAAGCTTTAGTAGTTTTATCCCCACCCAAAAACTCAAAGTTAAATTCAGGGATAAGTATAAAAGGCCATTCAGGATTATACAATAGTTTACCATCAAGTATCTCTGACTCATGTCCCATATCCTGTAAGATACAAATCAAAGACTTCTCTAATTCTGAATCCCTTAATACAGCCAATTTGAATGACTTGCACATTCCACAATTAATAATGGTATTCACATAAATCTCCTTGGCTTTGGTTATCCATTCCAGGATAATCCTATTCTTCTCTTTCTGTTCCATGATTAGGCATAGGGTTTAATTATAATTATTGTAAGAGTTAATACCAGTATGCAAATTATTCCTAATATAAAAACTTCACCTATTATTTTGAATAATTTACTAGAATGTTTCTGCAACAAGCAAAGGACCCCACCCATTATTCCCAATGTAAGTGTGAATCCTATAAAGGAGAAAAGGATATGAAATAAAACCTTTAACATAGTATTCATGAATTTAAGGGATATAGACCTGAAGATATCGTTTCGGTATCAAGGTATACACACAATAAGAGGGACCCTTGGTAGTGAGCCCCTCTTAGAACGATTACCTATCTAATAACTGGATATCTAAATCTCCATTGGCATATAGGGTAATGTAGTCTATTATCTGTACTTGGTCGTCTGTTGGCATTTGTATACCGGAGTTATTTACCTTTATAGTCAGCTTCTGTTTGTCAAAGTCTAAATCGTAACAGGGAAATAGTTACATGTTACCCATTGGATGGTTTTTATTGGAACATAGATTAAAAATTAAGTCCAGTAGTTTATAGGTTTCTACTGGGCTTTGTTGTGTATACATTACATCATTAAAAGTATATCACTATGATATACTTTTAATTCATAAACCATACGATATGAGTTTACTTTTATTTCACCAAGGTAATGTACCTATAATCGAAGATGATATGAAATTCGCAAAATTACCCTTACCAACCAATGATGGGGGAGGTTGGACGACCAATGTACAATCTACAGTTGAACTGATAACTATCTACAATCAAGTTAAAAATGAACAGATAGATGGCATTATGATAATAGATAGTCATGATTATGGTGGTGTATATGAACAGAGGGCCATATCCACGGGGTTCAAATTTAATAATTCAGAGGTAATGTTTCTCTTTAATCATAGTTATTCTGTAAACGGTTATCGAGCCATGGGAGAAGGTTTCGTTAACGACGACCAAACTCAGGCCATAGTCACCGTTACTATCTCATCTACAGGAATACTTACTTATCGATACAACAGCTTGGAATAATATAAAAGGGAAAAGAGGTCAGTATTTATCTGACCTCTTTTGTGTGATTACATTTACTACTTTTGGTCTGGTTCTTTAACCTTGGCCTCTTGTTTGAAGTAGAACTTGGTTTCTACGAAAAGATAGGGGTATTCCTTATTATCGGGGTCATATACCAAGGTATAATCTACCCCTCTAACGTTAGCTTTCATGTAATGAAACTTTCTCCAAGCTTCATCCTTTAGATTCTTGATTACTTGTTTAAAAGTACGTACAAAACCAACTCTCTTCCTTAAGTACTTCTTTGTTCTACCAACTTCTTGGTAAAACATTTCCTCTACTACTCCACCAGCAGCATAGAACTGACCCGGAGTATAAACTTTTACTGCCATATAGATATTTTTATTAAGGTTCCCAAATATCGAATGTTTGACCTTTAGCTGTAGTTATTCTTAATGAATAATGTTCTCTTACTACTCTTAGCTTAGTAAAGGTTAGGTCATGTTTACGGTATACATATTCCCCTAAGGACAATATCTCATTTTCAATATTACCCTTTAATTGACCACTGAACTTTTGGGTGAATCCCTGAGTAAGATTATTTATCTTACCAGTGAGTTTATCCCGTAAAAGGGAAGGAATATTCCCGTCTATGATTACTTTCTCTATATAAGCATCCCAAACCGGAATGGATTGCTTCTCTTCATCACTGGCTTTCCTTAAAATTATTTCAATGTCGTTTAACTCGAGTATCATTCTTGAAAAGAATTTTGAGGGTTAGTATAAATAATCCAGTTATTACTGCCGGACTAACTGCCCATATAAGGAATAAAACTCCATATCTAACTGGGTTGGAGGCTTTTTTAAGAGGAGTTTCTTCGATTACACTTCTGATAAATAGGCAGAAGATAAATCCGAGGGTGTAGAACACTAAAAGGGTATAACCCAACCAAGCCGGAGCAGGATTAGCAGTCATTAAGATATCAGACATGATATGATTATTATGATGGTGATACAAATTATGAGTGTTTGAATAGTTTCTTTCTTACCTTTGGACCAAGATTCATTACCTTCATATTCCTTGTTTACTCCTTTCAAAGCTTTCCAAGTCATACCTCCACAATATGCAGAGTAACTAATAACGTTTACTGTAATCCAATGTAATAAGAAACGTATCATTTTCCTTCTATTTTTTCGATAATACGACTGATTTTGGCAGCTGCATACCGGATTATATCAGGATTTTTAATCCCTTTCTTGTTGATAGCGGCCAATTTCTCCAAATCATGGTTCAAAGTTCTCTGTGCTACCAGAGTTTTATACTTTTCTTCGTTAAAAACCTCGATTTGATACTTAGAATTGATAGGATTGAGATCTCTATCTGTCTTAATACCATTCTCGAGAGTATAAACCCCCTTTTTCCTCTCCTTAATTGCCGTCTTTTCAAAGAAGGCAGGACCTGTTACCAGTAATAAATCACCAACTTTCATGTAGTTTTGATATTAAATTTGCATATTAAAGTAGTCTTTGCAAGACCTTCCGGTATATATTATAAAATTCTATTTTCAATGAATGTCTTAGGTATCTGTGGAGCCCAAGGAGCGCTCCTTTTTGAGTTTAAGGAACATCTTATAGCTAATGTAGAACCCAGAGCAGTATTCCATTCCAAAAAAGAAGAGCAATGGAAGCTTAATTTTGGTGATATACCGTTTGTAAGGTCACTGGAAGAGGTAAAAAATTCCAAAATAGACCTAATATTAGGCTCTCCATCATGTGGGCATAGCTCAGTATTCTCATATTCCAGGAAAAAATCCCTGGGCAAACCCCGGGAAGATGTTACCCTTAATCTGTATCTTTCTAGTATTAAGAAGTTCAAACCAGCAATATTTATGCTTGAGAACCTCCCAAAACTTCTAGATTTTATCCCTATCTGGGAATGGGAACATAATTTACCCGATTATAAACTTATAGTGCACTGTCACTCCGTTACGGTATTTGGTAATTCCCAACAAAGTAGGAAACGTCTGGTGTTGATAGGAGTTAGAAAAAACTCCAAAATCAACCCACAGATATTTGACCATACTTTTCAGGTTACAAAACCCAAGAATCTGTGTCAATTGAAAAGAGAGGTTAGGAGAGACCTAAATTATCGGGAAGCTGATGATAAAAAGTTAGCCATGTATCACTATGCTGATAAATCTAAAACCACTCTAACAGTAGCTCAAGTAAGAAAGCTATGGAGAACTGAGTTCAAAAATGACTACAAGTGGCCTATGAGAACTCAGAAGATGAAGACTCTACCGGGAGTATATCGCAATAGAAAAAGAAGTTACCCATTAACCGTAAGACCTTCATCCAGGCAATTCAATCCCCACGGAAGGATTATGGGCCTTGAAGAATACCGGGTGATTATGGGCTTTCCCAAAACCTTCCGAATTTATTTTGATAAGGCTAATCCAACTTATTGGTTAAATAAGGGAAGGAATACCTTAACCAAGGGCTCTGTATATGAGGTCGGATTATGGTTAAAAAGGTGCCTTAAAAAGGCCTCTATTTTACGATGACTCCCCCTCGTATATGCGCGTGATAATAATATACCTTAAACAGTATATTATTATCTATACACGTGTTTAAGGGGGGTATATGAAAGAAAAACTAAACACATAAAAGAAGATGAAAAATGTAATCCTAACCTTAGCCTTTATAATTATGGCCTTAACCATATTTTGGCTATGGAACCGAAATTCTGAATTAAGGCATGACCTTAAAAATTCTACTGAGCAACCTGATACCATTTGGGTTAATAAACCCTTTGTACCAAAGGTTGAATTCCCTAAGATTCAATTACCCAAAATGGTATTCCTCTATCAGATAGATTCTGTTCCTATCGAACGAATTGAATATGTTGATAGAGTAGTTACTATCGTTCAAAAGGATTCAACTAAAATTGAATACAATGAATTATTCCTGACCAATTATCCTCTGGCTCCTAAATTATTGCAAATACTTTCAAATAGGGATAAACTATCTATCACTACATTCAATACTGATTGTAAGCTTATTACTGAGGAGTATTCAGTTAATTACTTTCGTTATCAATATAACTACCTGGATGGTAAATTAACCCATAAGAAAACATCTTTCTTAAAAAGATTTAATCCAGTAGCTCAGTATACCATACGACCAGTACATAACTTCCATGATTTGGATTTAGGCTTGAAATACAATACCAGTAAATTTAATTATGAAGCCGGGTTGAATATCAACTATTATCCTAAACTTCGGGATAATTTAGGTCTCGACCCGTACCTAAGAATTTCATACAATTTCTGACATGGCAAGAAAGAAGACATTAGTTGAAGATGCAAGTCTTACACCCGAACAACTTAAGACATTGGTTCGGGTGATGAAAGACCCTTTCTTCTTTTCTACTTTCTGCTACGTGATAAACCCAGTGTTGGGTATGGTAAAGTTTTTGCTCTACCCTTTTCAGAAGGCAGTGCTATACCAATTCATGCTCAACAGGTTCAATATCATCCTAAAGTTTCGTCAGGCTGGTATTACTGAGCTAATCTCCCTCTACTGTCTTTGGTTAGCAATGTATCATCCTAACAAGAAGATAAACATTATCTCAATCAAGGACACCGTAGCAAAGAAGGTACTAAAGAAGATTAAGTTCATGTACAAGAATCTTCCTTCATATCTGCAAGAGCCTATCATAAACGGTCGTGCAGGGGAGTTCGGTTCTGTATCAACTATAGAGTTTGCAAATGGTTCTGTAATAGAATCTATTCCAACCTCTGACCAAGCTGGTCGTTCTGAATCTTTGTCGTTGTTGGTGATTGATGAAGCAGCAATCGTAAGATGGGCTTCAACTATCTGGGCATCAGCCTTCCCTACTCTATCAACTGGTGGTGCTGCTATAGTAAACTCATGTATTACTGGTGATACTCAAATTATAGGTAAAGATGGGCCATTCAGAGTAGATTCTATTTGTCCCAAAACTTTTGGTAAGATGGATATATCACATCTTGGGCTGAGAGTATTATCACATACTGGAAAGTGGCAGAGAGTACTTGGTTCTGTAAATAAGGGTGTACTGAAAACTTGGGAAGTTCACAATGAACAAGGTAGGGTTATTAAATGTACTCCAAAACATAAGTTGTATACTCTTGAAGGTTGGTTACCTGTTTCAGAGATAATCAAACGAGATATACCTGCTATCTTCTATCATACTGGTATAAGCGGTCTGGAGCAGAATCCAGTAACCGTAAAACCCAAGAAAGAGATATGCAAACCCATACCTGGTTATCCAAACTATGAAGTCTCCAACTGGGGAAGAATCTTCATTGTAAAGAATGGGACGAGGGTAGAGAAGTTACCAAGACCTTGTAATAATAGGGAGAGATACCTAAATATAAGGTTGTGGAATAAGGGTCAAAAGAAAAAGATATGTGTCCACAATCTGGTGGCTAAAGTATTCTTAGGAGAAATTCCAGAAGGATATGTAGTTGACCACATTAACAACAATCCTTCAGACAACTATGTAACCAATCTTCAGATAGTTACAGTAGCTGAGAACAGTCAAAAAGCTGCAAAATACTCTTATGGCATGAAGCTTGGGTCTAAGCTGAAAGGTGGATTCAACTACGACTTAAGAGTAGTAGCTTACATAAGGTATCGTTATCAAGAGCTTGGTTACTATTATGGAGTGTTAGATAAGATATCTAAGGAGGTTGAATATAAGTTCGGAGTTAAGCTGAACAAACCTTATATTCAACGCATTGTATCTGGTAAAAGGTGTACAAGTATCTACCTTTCTAAGCTTAAAGTAGTTAGAAAGTATTACGATACCATTTACGATATTTGCGTTGAACACGATGAATCTTACCTCATTAATGAAGACTACGTGTCTCATAACACCCCTTATGGTGTAGGGAACTTCTTCCATAGTACTTGGGTAGATGCTATATCTGGGGGTAATCCGTTTAACCCCATACGATTATATTGGCAGATGCACCCTGATAGGGATGAGAAATGGTATGAAGAGATGTCTGCTGCTTTGGGTCCCAAGAGAACAGCTCAGGAGATAGACGGTGACTTCCTATCATCTGGGAATACAGTATTCGACTTAGCTGATATTAAAGCTATAGAGGAATGCTTATTTGACTACCCTGTTATCAATATCCGTCTCAAAGGTCAGTATAAAGAGTTCAACGAACCAGACCCAAACAAAGAATACTTTATCGGTGGTGACTGTGCTACTGGTAGAGGTACTGACTACTCTGCTTTCACCTGTATGGATAAAGAAGGGGAAGAGGCTGCAGTATATAAGGGGAGAATACCCCTGAACAAGTATGCCCGACTCCTTGGTGATGTTGGAGAGAAGTTCAATTTTGCTAAGTTAGCTCCCGAGACCAATGATGTTGGTATGACGGTAACTACCATACTTCAAGATGAGGGGTATCCTAATCTATACTTCTATACTAAGCTCTTACGTAAGAAGAGGAAGAATAGACCAGAAGAAGATAAGTTCCCGGGATGGTTGACCACAACCAGGAACCGTTCTGTAATAATCGAGAACTTAGAGAAGGATATCAGGGAAGAGAACGTAATTATAAAAGACCCGTTCTTTGTACAAGAAGCATACACCTTTATTTATGACGGTGCTGGAAGACCTATTGCTCGTGGTAAGCATAGAATGAATAACTCCTCTATGGACCTGGATTTGGAAGGTGAAACATATTCTGATGATGCGATATTCGGTAAAGCTATCACTAATCATATCAGGTCTCACAGTCCATCTGGTACTGTAGTAATTCCTCAGTAAGCATAAACCATTCAATATAACATGAAACTTAATCCTATCAGTTGGTTCACCAGGTCTAAGCCTGTGGAATCTCAGAACAAAGATGAGGGAAAGGGTTCAATAAGTCCGGGCAGAGTTTCTCAACCAGATGATGGTGTGGGGAACTCTGAACTCATTACCACTCTTAATGGTATGACGAACTTAGTTACCCCAACGTTCAGAACAGAACTAATACCTATCATTCGGGACCTGTACAAGATAAACCCGGACGTCAGCATTGCATTGCAGGACATGTTCAAGCTGTCAAATACAGGTCATACTATTGACTTCCCAAACAATACTCCTGAGGAGTCTACCAAGATGAGGGAGCATTTGAGGAATGTATCCAAGAGGTGGTCGAAGTATACAGCTGGAATAGATGGGTTGGTAAACAAGTTCATAGTTCAGCTTCTTGTTAGTGGTGCTATATCGGTGGAAGGAGTACCAAACAAGAAGTTAACAGGATTGGAAACCATACTATTCATTAAACCCGAAACTATAAGGTTTAAGAGAGAGAACAATGGAGTATATCACCCATATCAAAGAAACCCTCGTTTGGTAGATGGTCTCAAAGATTCATTCATACGATTGAATACAGAGACCTACTGTTATGTAGGTATGTACAATGATACCGATGAACCGTACGGAGTACCCCCATTCATGTCAGCTTTGGATTCTATCGCTGGTCAGCATACTATGCGAAAGAATTTCAAACATATCATGGAGGTAATGGGTATGGTTGGTTTCCTTGAAGCTAAGATGGCTAAACCTCCCCGTAATGCTGGAGAGAGTGAAAAAGCCTATACTGCTCGTTTAGAAAGTACTCTTAGGAAGATGAAGACCAATATAGTTGGAGGTATGTCTGACGGAGTAGTGGTTGGTTACATTGATGACCACGAATTCGAACTAAGGTCTACTTCAGCTTCTATGCAGAATATAAACCTCCCTTGGAATATGAATCAGCAATCTGTGGCAAATGGCCTTGGGGTAAATGGTTCTATCATCGGAGTATCTGCATCACAGAGTGGTACTGAGGGAGGAGCTGGCATACAGCTGTCCAAGATGATATCCCAGTTAAAGAATATCCAAACCTTGGTAATCTTTGTACTGGAGTTCTTTTATTCTCTAGAACTGCGCCTGGCAGGGTTTAACAACAAGGGAATAACTATCAAGTTTGGAACCTCAACTGTTTCAGATGATATTAAGTTACAACAGGCTCGTGAATACCGTGCTCGGGTAAATGTAACTCTGTACAATCAGGGCATAATCAGTCAGGACCAGTTTGCACGGGATATGGGTTATGAAACTCCAGACCAACCAGAACCAAGAACTCCAGTGGAATCCGATGATTCAGATGGTACTGGCGATTCAGACACTGGTCAAAAGAAGAAGAAACGAGAAGACGATAAAGATAAGTCAGACCGTAAAACCCGGGATAAAGCAAATCCTAATCCCAAAAGGAAAGACCAAGACAGTAAACCAAGATAAATTATGTTAATGACTCAGCAGAACACCGATGTAATGGTGTTAAGTGCAGCTCATAGCTTGATGGTATCAGATGTGCCAGAAATAGTTATAGATGCTCACTCTCTCTCCGAAAACTTCTATAAGGGCACTGGCAATTTCAGTGAAGACCCTAAGAAGTCACTGGAAAGGTTTGGTATGTGGGGAGGCACTTTGAATGTCAACCAGTTCATGCCAGAAGTAACTCCAGAAATGTTAAAGCCAAAGGACAGTGACTTTATAGAGCCAATGTTCCGAATGCTTTCTGCCGTAATAGTGGCAAGGAAGTATAACCCCACTGAGTTTCCAGAAGCAGTACTGAAGGAATCAATGCCCTTATTGGTAGGTCAATCAGTTAACCTTGACCATGAGACCGATGTAGCTAATGCTATTGGAGCAGTTAAGTCTGTAGAGTGGCAAGAAGCTTATCAGGATGAAAAGACCGGGATAATTATCCCTGCTGGTATCAATGGTATCATGAAGATAGATGGTCTTTCAAATCCCCGTATAGCTCGTGGTATTCAAATGGACCCTCCGTCAATACATTCTAATTCTGTAACTGTAGAGTTTGCATGGGAACCTTCTCATGCCTTTGAAGATATATGGGAGTTCTATTCCAAACTTGGTACATATACTGAGAATGGGGAGTTGATTCGTAGAGTTGTTACCAAGATTATATCTTATAAAGAGACATCTCTGGTATGGCATGGGGCAGACCCGTTTGCCCAGCTTATCAAAAGCGGTAAGTTAAACAGCCCTGCTTATGCAGGAAGTCAGTACTATTCTTTCTCTGAAGAAAAAGCTGCCGAAGCAAATGACCCAGCAAAGAGGGTATCTATGTTCGACTTCAAGGTTCTTTCTGAAAAAGATATAAAGTACAATACCACCCAATCTAATAATGAAAAGGGTGCCAGAAAGGGTAACCACAATAACCAAACAAATAAAACAAACATGGACAAAGAATTGCAGCAAGTGCTGGAGAGCCTCTTTGGTGAAAATCTTTTGACCCTTTCTGAAGGTCAGGAAGTTTCGACAGAGCTGGCTCTCACCCAGATTAAAAACCTGGTACAGCAGAATCAGAGCCTCACTGAGGCCGTGGCTTCCAAAGACACTGAGATTCAGACTCTCAAGGAAGAGAAAGCAAATCTCGAGAAGGACGTAGAGTCTTACAAGGAAGCAAAGAAAAACTGGGACGGTCATATCAAATCCTTCCGTGAGGAAACGGTGGCTGCCTACAAGAAAGTTTCCGGCGAGGAGAACGTAGACCAGAACATCCTGGCACTACTGGAGAACGAAGGAACCACCATGGAGACCCTCAGTGCTCTTCGTAAGACTTATGACGCACAGCTGGAAGACAAATTCCCGATGCACTGCAATCATTGCGGTTCTCAGGACGTGGGCAGGGCATCTTCTATCAATCTCGAGGGAGAAGATGAGACGAAGAACGGAGACAAATCCACTCAGGCAGTTGCCCAAGCTCTGGCCGACCGGAAACTCCGAGGAGAAAAGAAATAACAGAGAAAGTAACTCAAATTTCAAATTAAATTATGGCAGACTTACACAAAGTGGGTTCCCGAACCCCGCAGGCTGTGATTTACAAAAGTGAATCGCACAAGCTTCATCAGGCATTCCCGGTAAAGAAAGGCGATACCATAGTTCAGGGTCAGCCCGTAAAGCTGAACACTGCTGATGGTACCATTTCTCCGTATACCGGAGCATCGGGCGAAATGTACATCGGTATCGCTATCGGTTACAGCCAATATCCCGCATATCCTCCTACGGCAGCCGGAGTAGAGGTTACGGTAATGGTCCAGGGCTACACCATTATCCATGGTATCGCCAAGGCTAAGATAACCACTACTGGTTATGTTCAGACGGACGGTACTCTCGACGACAGCGGCACGTATCCCAACTTCAGTCCCTCGGCTTCCAATGCCGAAACTCCTTTCCTGGCTATCAACGTGGCTGAGGTAGGCGAACTGGTACGAATCCTTGCAAAATAACAAGAAAAACACATTTATAACATGGCAGAAAAAACTTTCACTCGGGACCAGTACTTAAAGGAGCTTCCCGAAATCGTAAAGAACATGGATGGCTTCCGACAGGGAAGCAACAAGAGTCTCCCGGTAGACATTCATCTGGGGGATATGCTCCAGGAGAAATACGGCATCACACAGGAAGATTACTTCAAGGCCGTAGGATTCAATCCCAAAGTAGACACGATGGAGAATATCTACTCCATGCCGAATCCCGAACTCCGCTGGCTCGTTCCGGAGATTGTCCGTGAGGCAATATATCTGGGAATGCGTGAAGCACCTTTCTATCCCAACATTATCGCCTCCGACCAGCCTATCAACGGGCTGACCGCAATCATGCCGCTCGTCAACATGTCTGACGCTAACCCTGCACGGGTGAACGAGGCCGAGACCATTCCTCTGGGTACCGTATCTTTCGGCCAGAAGTCGGTCAACCTTTTCAAAATCGGCAAGGGTTTCAAGGTTACCGACGAGGTACGAAGCTACGTATCGATGGACGTAATGGCAATATTCCTTCGTGACTTCGGTGTTCAGCTGGGTTATGCAATGGATGCTCTGGCCATGGATGTCCTCGTAAAGGGCAACAAGCTGGACGGTTCGGAATCGGCTCCGGCCATCGGTGTAGGAGATACCACAAAGGGCATCCAGTATCGTGACCTTCTCCGGGTATGGATTCGGGCATCTCGCTTGGGTCGTCAGTTCCGTACCATCATCGGCGGTGAAGAGCAGGCACTCGACCTTCTCGACCTTCCCGAGTTCAAGCTGCGTTCGTCGGGTACAACTGATGCCCGCCTGAACCTGAAAACTCCGGTTCCCAACTCGGCAGATTTCTATATTCATGGTGGAACTCCGGAAAACGAGGTTATGCTAGTAGACCCGGCAGCTGCCATGATTAAGCTGACTGCAAAACAGCTCATGCTGGAATCGGAAAGAATCGTATCCAACCAGACCGAGGCTATCTATGCTTCGCTGACGACTGGTTTCTCTAAGATGTACCAGGATGCTTCTATCCTCATCGACGCAACGAAGAACTTCAATACTCAGGGATTCCCTGATTACATGAACGTGGATAACTACCTGACCGGTATCATCGAGTAAATCTCACAATTCAAACCTGGGAGCGGTGTAATGCCGCTCCCTTTAATCAATTTAACTATGGCAAGTCCCAAGTACATAAAACTTAATCCGAAAGCCAGTATATTCTACGACCAGGCTTCCAAGATTAAGGTTCTCCATAACGAGGTTGTGGAGATAACCGAAAAACAGTTCAACTCCCGGGTAATCAAAGCAGCTCTTGCTAACGGTTACCTTCAGGAAGCAAAAGCCGACGAGTTAAAGGCTAGCGGTGTAAAGGCAAATACACCCGCTACCAAGAAGGAAGTAGACCTGGAAGCCGTTAAGAAGAAGTTCAAAGACCTAGTCGAGGCAGAAGAGGCTCCCGAGAAAATCAAGGAGCAGTTCAACACGGAAGAGCTGAAGGCCTTGGCCATCTCCCTGGAGATTGAGCCTGAAGAGGGTGATACCAAGCTCGACCTGGTGAATGCTATCCTCGATGAGTTGAAGGACGAAGACGACGAGTAAGCTATGGAAACGGTAGATTTTTTATCTACCGTAGTTGGACTCAATGCAAGGTTTAGGGGATTCGCTGATGAACTACCCCACGACTTTACAGTAACATGGGTATTTGGTGATGGGAAGACAGAATCACACGTTGGTGTGGTAACTGCTTCCCATCTTTATGAAGCTTCTGGTGACTACGTGGTCAAGATGACCATAACTAACAACGTCGGAGGAGTTGCATTATCCAAGACTCAGGTTATTGGGGTTAGTGAAGAGGTAAAGACCCAGTTGCCTGGCAGTATCTACGAGCTGATAGACACTTATATCCCTGAGGATATCTTCGGTAAACTTACGCTTAAAGAGAAGCAACAGTTTATTGAAAAATGGCAGCTATATATTCAGCCGCTAGTAAATCATGAAGTACCTATAGAGGAATTTAATAATGAGTTGTATTACGAAGCTCTAGAAAACCAGCTAATTATGGAATTGGCAGCCTATGATTATATGGTAGTGCAGATTTCATTGATGGTTGGTGCCACTGCAGAATCAGTTAAAGAGAGTAACTCATCCTCTACATCTAAACCCGAGTCTTCAGAGTCAAGCCAGGGTTCAGGTGAGGTTAAGCGAATACAAACAGGTCCAACTGAGGTAGAATTCTTCAACGATACTGACTCTGAATCTAAAACCTCATCAAATGTCATAAAAGCAATGCAACCAGGTGGAGTTATTGATATACTTAAACAAAATCTGTGTATGCTTGCTGAAAGACTTTCCATCTATCTACCCATTTGCCGAACAGTGAAGAAGGTAGTAGTTCCAAAAGTAGTCAACCACCGGAGGCCAGGACCATTAGATGGCCCAGACCCAGGCTTCCCTGTAAAGAGATAGGGTATGGCACGGAGGAAAAGGATTACAAAAGGAGTATGGGACCGATACAAGGCCATTGTAAATGACTTTGTTGAAGTGGATGCAGGTAAACAACCTCTAATCTGGTTAAAGAGATTTGACCAGATTCTGTCTTACGGTGAAGATACTGGTGATAACTACGAACCGTACTTTCTGGACGGATTGATTCAGTACAACTTCATAAGAACTTGGCCTTCATTAAAAGAGACTGTTTCAGGTGAACTGGACGGTATAAATATTGTATTATATGTAACTAAAAGGTCACTTGAAGAGAATGGACATCTAACCAAAGAAGGTTATTGGAACTTTGACTGGGTACAGGATAAGTTCGTAATCAATGGAAAGGTCTATTCACCAACTGGTGATACTCAGATTGCTCAGGCACATGATGAAGCTTTGCTCTTTTTTGTAGTACTGAAGAGAGAAACTCCAGAAGAAACTAAAAAGATACTCTCCTACATGGAGAACATCGATAGGTACGTAGAGTTAACTAAGTACATCCTTGAGTTAAGCGAAATGAATAACTATGAGGATGAAACTACCGTAAAGACTAATACGACATTCAAAGTTAAACCCAAATAAAAAAAAAATGGCCGAAGTAAAACAGAACGGTATAGTAGTTAATCCTTCATCTGGTTCAGGTGATACCACTTTACAGGTAAAAGCTGAAGTTGCCAATCGTGGCAATCGTATAGCCCAAAGTGCTACATTTGAGGTAGAGGGTATAGGAGTAGCTGAGAAGAAACAGTTTGTTGCTAATCATCTCCCAGCAGCCGAGTTTATCAGGTTTGATAATATCAGTCCTGCAGTAGATAAGGATGGTGGTATGATAACCTTAACCGGTGTATCAAACACTACCAAAATCACCTTTAGCAAAGGTACTGGTGGTATTATTGCTGCCGATATAGCTGCAATACAGTTCCAAGCTAATGGTTCAAGTGCCACTTCAGGTACTGCAATTAGTGGTGACCCAGGTGCAAAAGCTAAGTATGCATTCATTCTTACACTGAATGCTGCAGCTAACGAAACCATTGAAGGTCGTACACAGCAGATTATTGCTACGGCCAGTGGTGGTCAGAAGGCAACAACTACTCTTAACCAGACTGCAGGTGACCCATTCATCGAAGTTACTCCGACTAAAATCGATGTGCCTCAGGATGGCTCGGCAGTTCAGGTCACTGTGGACACCAACACTACATTTACGGTTACTCCAAAGGCATAGGGCTAAGGAGTCTTGGTATAGATGGGTGGGATATCCCATCTATATCGCTAAATTTAATAACTAACGTATGGCAAAAGTTACTATACCTTGGGATGACGGCTCCGGAGATAATTTTTATATTGATTATACCGGAATAGAAGGAAGTTCTGAATCCATGATAACTTCAGACACAAACCTTACTGGAGTAGAGAGAAGGAAGACTTTGGTATTTAGGACTACAACTACCGGAGTAACAACTGCCCAACAAGCTGAGGCTTATCTCACTGTAGTTCAGATGACTGATAGTTTAATTGTAGCCACATTCTCCAACATAGTATCCATGTATGACGACCAGAAAGCTGGATATAAGCCTGGATATAAGCAACAGAATACAAGACGAAAGTAAACAATAAATATAAATATCATGGCAGAATTTCATGAAATAGGTAGTTCTCAGTTTACTGACGTAACTCCCACTGGTACCGAACAAATTCAGATATCAGCCACACAGAAAACTACCTTGCAGAAGATAGCCAACCTTTTCAAAGGTAAGGCTGACCCTAATAATTTAGTAATAACTGATTTTAATGATTCAGCCCCCTTTTCTGATGGTACTCAAAATACTAAGGTAAAGTTCTTCGTGGCTAATGCTGCTACTGTAGTAAATGGACCATCTAATACAGGTATAACTTCTGGTAATTATTATGGTATAGCCATAGCCACGGGTTTAATGCCTAATATGGGACGAGTAGAATATTTACTATGGGTACAAGGCAAGAAAACCTTATTCCGTGGATATAAAGTGTATATATCTGGTAATGTAGTAAGTACCATTTCTGGTTGGGAAGAGGTAAGCGGAAGCGGTGGTGGAAGTCTTTCTGACCTAATGATATCTAGTTGGTCGTCAGATATCATTAGGTATGGTGATGTCCAAGACCCTTATATCCAAAACGGTGATACTCTAGTAGATGCTCTAAGGAAGTTACAATGGATGACAGGTAATAATACTGTTAAAACCTTTGGAGATTCTTCTGGAATAGGTATGATATGGTGGGACGGTGATACTCAGAATGACTTATTTACTGCATTCTATCTCATGATAGAAACTCATGAGATATATTTCATATCCGATGGTACTTTTAGCGATTTAGGTGACCAAGCTACAGAAGACCAAATCATTAGCTACATTATGAACGAGGGTAGTAGAGTATATATAGGTACAACCAGTTTGATACAGTATACATCTGGTATAAGTGTAGTTAGGAATCTAAAAGGTAAAGAGTCTCTTTGGTATACTGGTTCAAGTAATCCCACATTGACCCTACTAGAATCTAGTTTCAATGACATAGCCCCAACAGCTTCACTTATATGTGCATATAATATAACTCCTACATTCAAAAAACAAAATAGTACAAGTGTGATACACATGCACCAGAATGCAGCCGATGTAGCACCTACCTCCGGTTATAAGGTGTACACCATACTCTGCCAAGTAGTGGGAAGTGTAAAACATTTCTTTATAAATGTGGCTCCATACAACTAAAACTATAAACCATGAACATTACAAAACTTAGATGGCTATACATTTCCTTGGCCATAGCTTCAGTAATTATCTTCTCCTGCATTTGGAGATGGTTGGACAATGGGTTGGTAGCTTTCTTGCTCATCTTATACCCGATAGTGTATTTCATTGCCGGTTATTTTGTTCACTATCTCAAAGTAAAGGCATCTCTTAAGAAAGAATAGGCAATGTCCAGTATCTTAAAAGAACACCAACATAAAACTAAGTTTGGTAAGTTCCTGCATATTCTTGGGCATATCATTTTGTATATTTGGCAATTACCTCAAAACCTTGCCGGACTCGGTTATAAAATAATCCTACGGGGTGAGAAAAGAATCCTAAAACAAAGGAGTACTGCTTTCTATGTGGCTCCAACAATGAATGGAGGAGTAAGTTTAGGAAACTATATCTTCCTTTCGGAGAAATCTGGATTAAAAGAGCCGGTATATGACCATGAGTTTGGTCATTGTATACAATCCCGAATATTAGGTCCATTATATTTACCTACAGTGGGTCTATGTAGTGGGTTACACTGTATGTTCCATAACAGTGCTAATAACTATTACGACTTCTGGACTGAAAAATGGGCAAACAAGCTCGGGGGAGTAGAAGGTTATGCAGGCGAGTTCCATTATCATAAGGATGGTATCATAAGGACTGTTTACTCAGAACTGAAAGCTTTTTACGATAAACATTTTTAACACAAATGGCAAGGAAGGTAAATATCACACTTCCCAAAGTATCTGACCTTGTACTTCAGGTAAAGCTAAATGGTGAATGGCAAAAGGTAGAATCTTTAGTCAGTAACCTTGGGCCAAGTATGCAGAGGGGATATGATAAAGCTGTGAGTCAATTCTCACGTAACCTCCTTGCAATCGTAAAGAAGTCATTAACTTTGGGTATACCGCCGATGGGTGGTGGAGTAACTTGGCAACCATTATCTCCAGCTACCATTGAAAGGTGGGGACAACATCCTATTTATAACCTGACTGGTCTCTATTCGAGGTCAGTTGGGTTATATAGGTATAAATCGAGGGTTCTAATAGGATTACCAATCGGAACCAGACGCTCTTCTCAGAAGAAGCTAACACTAAACCAACTAGCCATGATGTTGGAATTCGGTTCCAGCGATGGTAGGATTCCACCCCGGCCCGTATGGGCACCATCTCTTAAAGCCGCTGGTGGTAAGAATAAGCTCAAGCAACTTATCCTAACGGAGATACGTAAAGAACTTCAAAAGTATGGTGTAAGACCCAATCAAGTAAAATGGTAAATTCTCAGGAAATTATAGAGAGGTCCATATATGTGGCTATATTAAACATGGCCATCAAGTTGGGCTACACTATAAACCCAGAAGACTATCTTCCAACTAGTGCAGCAAATGCTGAACGGTTTAAAGAAGACCTGAAAAAGATCACTGACGAAAAGGGTTTCTACGTCAGTATATTCGGAGTGGGTAACAATCACTCAAAAGGTATAAAAGAAACCCCCCGTATCGTGGTTGATTCCGAAGGATTTTATCCTGGAGATATTGGACTACCGAGACAGATAATAGAGAAAGAAGAGGGCATAGGTTACACTGCAACTGAAGTACCCTATGAAACCCTATCACAATACATGAACATAAGACTATGTGCTCATTCCGCAGAACACATGAGACTGTTGCATCAGATTATGTTCTGGGCAGTTCCTCAAAGAGGCTACCTAAAACCATACGAAGAACCCAAATTTCTATTCACAGGAAATATATTCCTCCGGATAGTTAATTTTTATAACATGCCGGATTTGGATAATGGGTTGATGGAAAAGGTATACCAATTTGAAGTACAGGATTGCCTCTTAGATGGTAACACTCCTCCAGAGGTAATTACTCCAATAAGAGATATTTCCGTGCTTCTAGAAAATGCCGATTACACTCTGAAGGTTCCCCAAGGAGCCTGACCCACCTATACCTCCAATCGACCCTGGTTCTTACTTGAGGGTACGTGGAGGTGGATTCTTTTTTACTATCATAACCTTAATCAATAATTATATGCCACAGACTCCAAGAGTAAGGTTCAATTTTAAGAACCTGAATGTACAATCAAGTGTACCTCTGTTGGGTGTAATCAATGTAGTAGCCCGTACTACTAAGGGTCCATTCGAAGACCCGAAGGACTTGATTGCAACTCCCTCACAGTTCACTCGCATCTTCGGTTCGGAAATAGTTCCGGATGGTTCGGTATCAAACATCATGAAAGCCCTGGAAATGGGTGCAAAAGTCCGGGTATCACGAGTAGCTGGAGTTGGGGCTACTTATGGTTGGGCAAAGCCTATGTCGGTAACACCGGCTTCTTCTCAGGCAGTTCCCTCGGTATCGGTACCAGACGGTTCTTCGGTTATTTCCATTACTATTTCCGACCCGAGTGGGGCTGAGAACAGTCTCTCTATGCACATGGCCATACGTACTCGAGAGGCTGGTTCTCCGGTATTGGATGATACGGGAGTTAATCTCAATCGTCCTTTTTACCTGAAGCTGAATGTATCCACGGAACCAACACTCCGTGCAAGCATCATTCAGTATGGTGGCCGGGATGATATTACCAATATTCCGACTTACGACAGCATGCTCAACGAAATGCTGTTCTTCTCGGCAGTATCTGCAAACACTTCCGAGGGAGTAACCAATCCCTCTATAAATGTGAATACTCTGCAGAACTTCCTGGATAATGCTCCCAACATCACTTTTGAGGCAATCCAGGGTAAGGCAGGCGATGGTCAGGGTACTATGGCAAATCTGGCAACCGGTATTCAGACCATGGAAGATATCATATCCATTCTTCGTCAGTTCTCCAACTGGAACTCGATGATTACTGTGGGTAAGATAACGGAAGGTACCGTGGATGCCAAGGAAATTTCCGATACCAACGTATACATGCAGTGTACTGAGGGTAATGCAGGGGCTACTCCTACGGCAGACGAATGGCTCTCGGCATATCAGGCAAGCAAGGCCTACTACGAGGCATATTCGGTAATCCTTTCTCACATACATCAGCATCTGCCTACGGATTATACCAAGGTATATACCTCTGTAGCTGCCGATGTACACAACATCTTCGAACAGATGTTGTATGTGGAAGTGCCTAAGTATGCTCCTGACACTCGTACCCCAGCAACTCCCGAAGAGACCCTTTCGGCACTGAAGACTCTGGTACAGACCATTGGTGCCAAGAAAGAAGTGGCATATTTCGGAGGTGGTATCAAGTATTACAACGAGAATGGCTCTCTCCAGAAATGCGATGTGCTGGGTTCGGTAGTGGGACTCGATGCCATCTGCGCTTCTACCTACGGTCCCTGGTATTCGTTCTCCGGTATGAACCGGGGTGTAATCGTATCGGCACTCGGTCCGGTGATGAAGAACTTGGGAGGACCTGCTGAAGTGGATACTCTTAACGAGTTCGCTCAGTGGTACATGAACCTGTTCGTAATAAAGAACACCAGGACCCAGGGTCAGCGCACTATGCTCTGGCATGGTTTCACTTCGAACCCAGTAGACGATTCGGAGAAATTCATCTCCATAGTTCGTCTCAATCTCTATCTGAAGAAAAACCTCCGGCCGATTTTAGAGAGCTACATCGAAGAGCCCAATACCTTCGATACGTGGAAACTCATTTATCACGAAGCAAAAGAAATTCTGGATGACCTGCAGACCCGCAATGCCATCACTTCCTATGAGTGGATAGGTGACCAGGATGCCCAGAGTTACGAAGAGCTTCAGATAAACAATGAGGCCGACGTTCGCCAGGGTAAATATCGGGCTCAGCTGAAGTATAAGGAGGTTGTTCCAATGCAGGATATTGAAATGGATGTTATCATCGACATTGCTGTAAACAAGAGCACCGGTGAAGTATCCATCTCTGCCCAGAATAACTAACAAATAAATACGATAAATACTATGGCAGGAGCTAAAGTAAAAAACCCGAGGAAGAAGTTCTTATGGCAAATAATATTTGTCAAGCACCCCATCAACCCCTTCCTCTTTCAGAAGGTAACTGTACCTGAGATAAGTATCGAACAGGTTGCACACGGGGATGTAAACTACGACGTAAAGACCGGTGGCAGGGTATCAGTTGGTAACTTAACTGCATCTAAGCTGGAGACAACTTCTGGTTCAGATACCTGGTTATGGGATTGGCTGATGTCAGTACAGGATATGCTGCTCGGGGGAGGTTTAACCCCAAGTCAGTACAAGGAAACCGTACTTATCAATGAGCTGGCCGAGGATGGAGTATCTATCCTTAATTCCTGGACTTGTACCGGAGTATGGCCTTGCAAGGTAAACGGACAGGACTTAGACCGAATGAGTTCGGACAACACTCTGGAGGATTTGGAGTTCTCAGTAGACACCTGCGAGAAGCTGTAATAGTGAATCACCAAGGGAGAGCTCAGCAATGAACTCTCCCTTTTTCGTATCCAAGACTATATTCAGAAGAATACACTTAACAACTCAACAACATGGAAGACAAAACACTTTATGGTAAGAAACTTACCTTCAAACTCCCCAGTGGTTACGAGGTAACTATAAGGGAACAGAATGGAGAGGATGATGATATCCTTTCTAATCCGGTAGATGCCAAAACCTTCATGAACATATCAAAGTTCATTGCAGGCATTGTAACTGATACTGATATAACAGCAACTCGATTGCTTACCCCCGAAGATGTGCAGAAAATGCCCTCACTCGACAGGTATGCAATCATGGTAAATTCCAGGGTGTTTTCTCTTGGGGAAATACTTGACTTCAGGTATGCTTGGGATGGTCCAGCCGATGGTCAAGTTCGTGAAGTAGACTATGAAATAAACCTTCAGGAAGAGTTCCTTTTCGACTACGGTGTAGTTCCAACTATGGAAGAGATGGAAGCAAAACCTAACGCTATCCCATTCTACCCAGTACCTAAACAAACCTCGGAAATACAGTTCACTACTAAAAGTGGGAAAGAGATGTGCTTCGACCTCCTCAATGCCCGCGGGGAAGCCTACGTCTTAAATCTCCCCGCAAGTGAACGTACCAAAAATCAGGAGTTAGTCGCTCGTAATCTCAAACTGAGGGTTGGTGACAACTATGAACCCGTGAAGAACTTCCGGATGTTCAGCCCAAAAGATATGATGGACATAAGGTCTGCTATCAAAGGGTTTGACCCCCTATTCCACGGTACTACTCAAATCGAAGACCCCGAAACGGGACAGAAGATTATGGTACCAGTGATGGCGGTAGATAATTTTTTCTACCCACGGGAGAACTAGAAGATGTATATCTATACATTGTTAAAGCTAATATTAGTATTGACTTTAACACTCTAGCAAAGCTCCCCTGGCGGCGAAGGAAGAAATTTATAGAAGCCGCCGAAGCATATTACAATGCCCTTGAGAAAGAGCTGCCCAAAGGAAAGTAGGGCAGCTCTCTTTTGTTCGATAAATCTGAAACTATATGGCTTTTACAAGTGGTAGTCCTTCTGCAGGACAACTAGAGATAGGTGTGGCCCTTGTCCTTCAAGATAGGTTTTCAAACCAGGCAAGAGAAGCTAGCTCAGTCATCCGAGGTTTACATAGGGATGCTAAGAATGCTGTACAGGCTAACTTAACCGCAGTTCAGTCGTACGCTAATATAGCCAGTGGTGTGGCCAGTTCGATAGTATCAACATTAACCACTACTATAGAAACCGGAGCTGATTTCATAGACATGATGACTTCAGTGGGAGCTATATCTGGAGCTACCGAAAATCAAATGTCTGGGTTATCCGAAACTGCCCAGACATTAGGTTTAAGGACCATGTTCATGTCAAGGGATATAGCTTCAGGTATGAAATACTTGGCAATGGCAGGTAATGATGCAAACCAGATTCAGCAAATGATATCTGGTGCAGCCATGATGGCTAATGCCACGGGCATGGAGTTGGGAGGTAAAGGAGGCACAGCTGACTTACTGACCAATATCATGAGGACCTTCAAATTAGAGGGTCAAAATGCAGCTAATGTAGTTGGAGACCAGCTTACTAAGGCGGCTATGTCATCAAATGTATCCATGGCAGACTTAGCTGAATCTATAAAATACTCAGCTGCATCCATGGTAACTCTGAGACAGCAGTTACCACAAGTAGCTGCCATGATAGGTACTCTGGGTAATGCAGGTATTCAGGGTTCTATGGCAGGTACTTCTATAAGAAATATGGCAGACTACCTGACTCAGTCATTAACCAATCCTAACTTTAAGGGAGCTAAGGCTTTAGCTAGATTAGGACTGAGTAAACAGGATTTTGTAGATGCCAATGGAGACCTTCAAGATTTTGCCATAATCTTAGGTAAAATAGAAGAAGCTACTCAAGGATTGTCTACTATAGACCAGAATGCTGTATTCAAGAGTATCTTCGGTGTACGTGGTATGCGTGCTGCAGTTGCAATCATGCGTGATACTGAAGGTTACTTTGACCTGTTAAATAAGATACAAAACAATTCTGCGGGATTTGCTGAAGAGGTAGTAGGGAAACGAATGGAAACCCTTGCAGGTAAAATTGATATTATCCAATCTGCTGCCGAGAACCTTATGACTACTTTCAGTGAAGCCCTGGGTAAGAATCCTATTATAATGGGATTTCTGGATATGCTCGGTTGGGCCATATCTCAGCTTCGTGACCTAATGGCAACTCCATTTGGTCCATGGATAGCGGGATTTGCTGCTATAGCTGCAGTTGGTTTAAAGATAGGTTCTATTTGGATGGGACTGAGAGCACGTTGGTTATTACTGAATGGTGACTCTCAAGTATCCTTCAAAACCATGATAAGGTTAATGATGGGCGGCTGGTCTCAAGCCACTATGTCTGCTCAGGGTTATTTAAACATGGAGAGAGCCATCATAGCTCAAAGGAAAGCTGGTATTGGAGCAAGTGCGACTATCATTGCAGGTATGGCTGGATTACCCGGTTATTTCTATAATGGTAATATTCCAGCAAAAATGGGAGCCAATGGTAGATACTATGCCCAAACTGGTAGAGGAGCTTCTGGATGGACTCCAGTACCTGCTGCAATGGTAACCACTACTAATGCAGGTAAAATGACTAGGGGTTTAATGGGTAGTGCTGCCGGAGCCGCTGCAGGGGCTGCCTCCAGAGGAGCCTTGGCTTCTGTAGGCAGAGGTATATTGGGATTTGGTTCTCGATTGCTCGGTATGTTTGGAGGTCCCCTTGGATTGGCCATTACTGGCATATCCATAGTTGGGCCAATGATATACAGTGCCCTCAAGAATAATCAATCATCACAAGACGAGAATACTAGAGCTACCAATGACTTAGCATCTGCTATCAAAGCTAGTAGAGAAGGTTATAAACAAAAGGATAATCTTCAAGCATTAACCATTCAGGAAATACGATGGTTAGTACAGATGTTAGGATTATATACTGATAAACTCAATAATATAAGTAATCAGGGTACTCACTTAACTGTCAATATGGATGGTAAGAAGTTCCTGGAAGAGTACCTTGGTGAAAGAGATTCAGAGATAAATGTAGCTGCTGGAGTAAACTAATAAATCATGGCATCACTCATAGGAAAACCATTAGGAAAAGTAGCTCAAGAAGTAGCTGACCTTGAGCAGGGGAGAATATTCCAATCTCCTCTCAATAAGGTATGGAGAGCCCTGATACTCATAAACAGGGCTACTTCTCCAATGGCTAAGGCAGAACCCAATAAGATGGGTAAAGCCTATGACGCAAAGAATCTGCATGTAGCCAGAAAGGGTTCGTTCTCTTTAGCTCAGGCTCAGGACCATTGGACTCAGAATCGTATAGCTGCTGAAACAGCTGGGGTTTCTCCTGAACAGATTTTGAAGGCTAAGTCCATAGATTATACCGTAGCAAACAAGTTGACTTCCGAACTGATAAAGAACGACATCGTTATTGCTAACCTGAATGTATCACCAGCTGTAAGCTTAGTGATTCAAAACAGGCCAGATAGGTTACGGGTAGAACCCGCTGCTACATGGGCTGCAGTTAAATCCATGGGACGTAACAATCCTTTCTATTTCTACACGGGAGGAGAAGATACCATAACCTTTGATATTTCCTGGTATTCAGTAGATGCTGAACATCGGGATGATGTGGTAAATAAATGCCGATTGCTCGAATCCTGGGCAAGAGCTGACGGTTATTCTGCATCACCCCCTACCCTAAGAATTCAGTGGGGTAATTCTGGATTATTTGAAGACGACCTTTTCATACTAGCTTCAGCTCCATATGAATTAACTCATTTTCAAAATGCAGCTCGTATGAGGAAAAGGTATGATAATGACCCAGAGACTGGTCAGAGGATTGCAAGTACTGTAAGTCAACCTTTTGACCTTAAGCTACTACCTAATTGTGCAACCCAAACACTCACCTTCAAAAGGGTAACTAAAAACAATCGAACTTGGGAAGAAATAATCCCTGCTAGTAAGTTGCAGTATACGCCTGGAGTAATCTATGATGGTGGGGAAGTAAATTCTCTAGAAAACTCCGATACGGAGAGAGTAGGCACACAAAATTAAATACTTATGGTTACTATCCCAGGAACAAGTCCCTATGAGGACAGTTATGTAATAAAGTTCCCAGACGGGGATGTATCTTTGGAAAGGAATATATCTGCAATATCTTCAGACCATATAATTCATTCGGTACTTGAAGGAGAAACAATCCAAAACATCGCCTTCAAATACTATGGAGATTCTGGAATGTGGGGAGTAATTGCGGATGCCAATGATATTCTCAATCCTTTCGAAGATGTTCATGAGGATATGGAGTTAATCATACCGAATTATGGAGGATAGTAAACCCATTCTCGTAAACGGTAATGGTACTCCATACCTTGCCATATTCGATGGAGCTGGCTCTCCTATTATGGACGAGTTCAATGGCATTCCCATCGGTATGGAAGTCGAGAACTTCAACTACAAGTACACAGAAGGTAAAGGAGACAAAGGTAAGTTTACTATAGTAACTGACTTTGTAGGAATAGTGGACCATCCCTCTTTACAATTCAAGATGCCCTTGAAGATACAGTGGGGATGGATATTCAGTGACAGCTCTTTCAAATCCGGTCCTGTAAGATTGGTCAACATAAAGAGTCATCAGATAGAGTTTACACCAGAGGGAGTAAAGTTTACCATAGAATTTGCTGATGCAAAGATGTTCTTGGAAGCCGAACCTTCAAAATTTGTGGGTAATAAAACCGAGTACTTGGAGGTATTCAAGGAATTAGCCTTGGGTAAGATGCCTTTAATTGTAACGGATTACTCTCAGAAAGCTGGTACAGCTCTGGTAATAACCGATAATCAACCATGCGATGGCAAAACAGAGCAACGAGAAAAGTAAGCCATGCTTACCTTGCTATACAAGGATACAAAATTCCGAGGAGATAGACGATGGGTTAGTAGGAGTAAAATTGCTTGAACTAACCCCAGAGAATTTTTCCAAGCCCTCTCAGGACCCAGATAGATATAAGTTAAAGATGATACCGGCCACATTTGCAGAAGGCACTGCAATAGTTGGTTCAGCAACTTTCTTAAACAAGTATTCTCAGTTAGTTGGTATAGCTAAGGCTATGCCAGGAGGCCCGAATTTTGTAGACACTCGTGATAACAAGATAGAGATACATAATGGAAAGCAGTCAGGTAAAACCGTATTTGCATACACTTATGCCGGTGGAACTGGAGAACTGTTAGAGTTCAGGGTTCAAACTAAATACGTACAAAGTATAGAAGCTGGTAAAGCTTCAAGTATAGACCCAGATACCAAAACTGTAGAAACAGAAGTAGTTCAATGTATACCTACTAACGATGATCCATGTAAGCCAGATGCTTATGTAAAAGAGAATAAACCTGGAGTGCCAAGGCAGCAGAGGGATGTTACTAGAATGGCAAAGTTTGAAAGAGCTATAGTACCGAGTACTTCTACTTGTCGTAAAGTAAACAATTCTTCTAAAAAACCCCCAGTATATAATTCTATAACTGATGCTAAACAGAAGATATCTTCTAATCCTTCGCTAACTGAAGCCGAAGTTAAATCATACAACTCTCAGATAGAAGCCGAGTGGAAAAAGTATCAGGATGATGAATTAAAAAAGTTTGAAGATGCTATACGTTCAGGTAAAACCGATGTAGAACTTCCTCAGCCTCCAGATGAGGTATCTAACTTTGTCATTAGGAGAAAAGTACTGGTAAAGCTTAATCCCATAGATTATGCTCCTAACAGTAGTACAGCTTACTGGCAGAATAGATGGAGACAAGGTTACAATGCTCTTAAGAAGAGAAGTGATGTGAGCTTAATTATTCAAAGAGCATCAGAAGAAAGACCCTACGGAGATTATCCATACGATCATCCTGGTTCAGATCGTTCTAAGGTATTGGCTGAAATGGAGATAGAGATACAAGTGCCCGGTGTACGAGTAGTATCTGATCCCCTATTTTTAACCATGGGTAGCTTTATGTCCAATGACATTATAGAGTCAGTAAATAGTCAAATTAAGGCTAAAGCTAAGTTTGTGGGTAATCCCAATATGAAGTCTTCTCAGATTATAGAGATAAAGAATGTAGGCCAAAGGTATTCTGATGATTGGTATGCTAAAGAGGTAGAGCATAGCTTTGACACTGGTGGGTATTTTACTGAGGTTACTTTTGAAAAGAAATCTCGTAACTCCATACTAAATAAGATATCTACTTCGGTAAACATGCAGGAAGTATTCCAAAAGGCTCATGATGTAGCTGAAGAATCTTATACTACGGGTGCTTGGAAAATACCCAGCAGAATAAAATCTGAGGTAGAAAGGTACAGGGCTTCAACCTGGAAGGAAGAAGATAAAGAGAATCCTCAAAGAGCTGGTAGACAAATATTAGTACGTCAGAATCCAGATAACCCCGCTGATTATACCATTGAGGTGGATTCAAGGACTGACTTTCAAGTAGGTAGGAATATAAGTCCAAAAGAACAATGAACATATACGAACTAATTCAACAGAGAGGTATAGAGGCTATTGGAAGGTTCTATTCTACCTACCGAGGTATAGTAATAACTTCTAATGACCCAGACTCTCAAAATAAGGTATGTGTACATCTTCCAAATATTTTAAGAGGTGTAGAAGTATGGGCTTATCCTAAACATCAACAAGGAGGTCCAGGTTCTGGGTTCAAATGGTTGTCTCCTCGTGAAGGTTCTATAGTATATGTAGAATTTGAAAATGGGGACCCAAGACATCCACTCTGGTCTTATCATGGGTGGGCAATCGGAGAGATGCCTCCTGACCTGGACAAACCTTATGTACTTGGGTTTATTACACCCAAAGGCAATAAGATTATACTGGATGAAAGTGAATCGGGAGTATTAACTGCAATAATCCAACAAGATATAATTGTTAAGACTCTAGACGGTAACATAAACGTCGATGCTAATAACATTATAATGCAGGGGGGAGAAGTTGGTATTCCCGAATCAAATTCAGTAGTGGAAAGGTTAAATAAAATCGAGCAAGACCTAAATAAAATCAAACAAGCATTTACTAGCTGGGTTCCTAAACCTCAGGATGGGGGTAGTGCTTTGAAAACTGCTGCTTCATCTTGGGCTGGTTCTAAATTAGAAGAGACTAAGGTGGAGGATATCGAAAGTGAAACAATTAAACAACCTAACTGATGGCAAACTATAATCAACTCAACACTATTGGTAGTGGTGCCTATTTTCCGATAAAGCTTGAACAATCCGTTGGAAAAGATGGTAAACCCGAATCAGTACAGCTGCCAGATGGAAGAGTAGTACCAAAAATAGGGTGGTATATACTCCGAGGAGATGTTGCTTTAATAAAGCAGAATCTCACAGCTATTTTAACCTATCAAATAGGCCAAAGATTTAGACAAGAAGACTTTGGTTCTCGAACCTGGGAATGTTTGGAAGAACCCAACACAAGTGCTCTCAACCTCATGATTAGAAATTTCGTGAAGGATGGTATAGCAGCCTGGGAACCTCGGATAACGGCATTAAAAGTACTTGCTCTGAAACCGACTAAAGAATATATAAGACTCCTAATATATTTTAAGGTACAAGATTCCCAAAGGATAGAAGAGTTAAACTTTCAGTATAACTTAAACAACTCAACCACAGATGTCTACTAGCAATCCATGGCTTACACCTTTTCAAAGGTCATATAATGACATAAAAGCCAAACTTATTCAATCCCTGAGTGAAAGGGTTCCAGAGATAACGGATATGAGTGAGGGTAATATATTTATCCTTACACTCTCTATATTTGCTGGTATAGCCGAGGTGATACACTACTACATTGATGGCATGGCAAGAGAAGCTTTCCTTCCAACCTGCCGAAGGTACTCGTCATTGTACAAGCATGCTAAGCTGGTAGATTACCACATAAAATCAGCTATCCCATCTTCAGTAGACTTAACAGTATATATGCAAGACGGGAGTCCTTTCCCGGTAGATATACAAGTACCCCAGAACACTATATTCAATTCAAAGGATGGGAAACAGTGGATAACCACTCGCAATGTAACTATTGAAAAGGGTACTTACACATATAAAGTACCAGTAGCTCAGAAGGAGGTAGTAGAAGAAGTAGAACTGGGTACTTATACTTCTCATGATATCATCATAACCTTGGGAGACTTACCTACTGATAAGAAGTATGTAGAGGGTTCTATGGTGCTTACCATTGATGGAGAAGCTTGGACTTTAGTGGATACCTTTGCTTACTCGGGTCCTGGTGATAAAGTATACAAGGTAGAACTTGATACTACTCTTACTCCCTACTTGGTATTTGGAGATGGTCAATTTGGTAGGAAACCAACCATAGGCTCACTCATTAAGGGTCAGTACTATCTGACTTATGGTACAAATGGTAACATACCTGCAAACCAGTTTGACAAAGTTCCTGAGGTAATGACGGATGTGACTTCTGGTCTTACTCTTACTAATACCATAGCTGCTACTGGAGGCTCAGACTATGAAGACTTCGATACACTTAAAGAACACATACCGTTGAGTATCAGAACTCTCGGAGTAGCTATCACTAAAGAAGATTATGAAGCCATAGCTATGTTGATAGACGGGGTAGATAAAGCTTACTGTAACTACATCTGCGGAAAGTATGTTGAGGTATATATTACTCCAGACGGTGGTTCAGAGGCAAGCACTGAGCTTATCAACAATGTAAAGCAAAGGATGGAATCATCTAAGGTGTTAACTACTCGAGTAAGTGTATACTCTACACATGCCGCTAAGATTTATTTATCGGCCGAAATTACCGGTAGGAAGTCTTTCAAATCCATAGATATAAGCAATCAGGTAAAGAAGGCATTGTTGGATGCTTATAACTATCAGAACTCAGACATAAATAAGCCAGTAAGACAGTCAGACTTGTATGCTCTCATGGATAATCAGCCAATGGTTGACTTTCTTACTATAACGGAGTTATATTTACTGCCTTATCCAATAGCAATAAACATCAATTCCCAGAATACCGAAGAGATAGTATCAGTACCAGCACTGAATATTACCTACTTCAAGATGATATCTTTTATCACTTCTAACCCAGAATCCGATTTCGAGAATTGTTATATACAGACTGTGATAGAAGATGGCAATGCTTTCTATAAGGTATATGCTAATAAGGAGTTATCTGGTAGTGCCTTATATTCTGGTAAGTATGGTAAACCTCTTGAGGTAACTCTGACCAAGTCTAAGTTTAGCCTTACTATTAACTTACCCGTCGAAAATGCAAACTATGAAAACGGAACAGTATATCAATTAACTACTCAACCGATGGGAAGCGATGGTAAACTGGTAGATCTCATTCCTCACAACTACAATATCCCTACTATCAGTTCGGATAATATAACACTTAAAATCAATGAAGTGGTTTAATCCTGCGAAGACCTTCTTCAGAGATTACATCTTCAGTAATCTTTTCGACCATTACTACAAAGCCAACGATACCTATCAGGATTCAGAAGGTAAGGGTATATTCGAAAGGTTCATAGATGTATGTTCTGGTTATTTCGATACTGAGGTAATGCCCGATATAGATAACTTCATGGAATGTCTGGATGTAGATAAAGCTAATCCAATATTCCTGAATTATCTATGGGAATACTTTGGGTTCATCCCCTATGCTTACGGTGTACTAACTAAGGGTGAACCATATACAGAGGAGAATCTAGAGAATTGGATAAAAGAAGACAGGGGTTTTCCTACGGCTGATTTCCGGTTAGTTCTAAGATACGCCATATCCTTGTATAAGATACGAGGAACAAAACGGTTTTATGAAATATTGGGTCGTTTTTATGGAGTAACCTTTACTCTTACCGAGGTAGATGAGAGTACAAAAGATTCAGTAGTTCAAGCCATCGGAGATGGTTCTGTAAACTATGATACTATCTCTCACTTCGATACTCCTTCAGCTACTTATGATACCGAGACAGATTGTTGGGAATGTGTCCCAATGATTCTCACTACTGGTATACCAAAGGGTCAATGGGACTTTATGGTAAGGAAAGACCATGAGATTCAAGAACAACTGTTGGAAGAGTGGAAGCTGATGAATCCCGATGCAACCGAAGAAGAGATAGAGGCTGAAAAGGAACTGATACAATCAGAACATCCATCCGACTATAGTGATAAGGTAAGAGAGACTCTGGTAAATATTGTCAACAAGTACCTACCCGTAAATGTAAAATATTTTGAACCAGAGGACAGTTCTGTTGTATTTGAACAAACCACTGCCTTAATTTACATTGTATATGTTTAATGCGCCTCTAATAGCTTTATTATCTTCTTTTGCTCAAGAAGATCCCAAACTTGACCATGTAGTTCAATCTCTAACTAAATCTTCGATTGAACTGGCTGAAGCTGCCTCTAATTATGGGGCACTCAAAGTGATATTCGGTATATTCATGGTAATGGTTTTAGTGATGGTAGTAATGTTCGTATATACCATCTGGAACCTAAATAAAAAGGTAACCGTGGTATCAGAATCATCACAACAGGTAAAGGAATTCTTTGATGGAGCTGCTGACTCTACCATAGGTATAACTGAAGCTCAGATACTGATACGTAGGGAATTCAATTGCTTGGGGCACATCCTGAAGTATGCGATACTGCGAATCAGATTTGAGAATCATATAGACAACAAAGAGTCAACTGTAAAGAAGGTAGAGAGCTTGGTGAATAATGAGTATTCCGAACTATGTGGATTACTATCAAACTTCACCTGTAATGGAAAATCTCTGGTAAATATCTTTGAGCCTCAAGATAATGAGGCAATAAAAGACATGGTAATAGAACAGATATATATACCAAAGGACCAATTTACAATTTCTAACATGGACCAATCAGTGGGTATGTATCTAAATGGATTAAAGTTAATGTATCTTAAAAAACTATAGCTATGGCACGAAGGTTATTGCCCATAATCGATTTTGCTCATGGATCAGATGTGGCAGGGAAACAATCTCCAGATGGTAGACATAAAGAATATTTATGGAGTAGGAAAGTAGGTAAAATGTTAGCTGAAAGTCTCAAACATGAGGGTTTTGAAGTAGCATTCACCAATACCAAAGACACCGAAATCGGGTTGTCTAGAAGAAAAGAGATTGCAAATAATTTAGATACTCCCCGAGGGGGAACTAAATTTCTGCTCTCACTTCATAACAATGCCGCAGGCATGGGAAATGAATGGTGTACTGCCAGAGGATTTGAAATATATACCACCAAGGGACAAACTCGTTCAGATTTATTTGCCACGGTAATATTCGAACAACTTCAGAAGGACTTCCCTACTACCGACGGATATAAACACCGAACCGATTTCTCGGATAGTGACCCAGATAAGGAAGCTAACTTCACTGTACTGATGGGTAATAATTACTGGGGAGTACTTCTTGAGTGGTTATTTCAGGATAATCCCGATGACGTGGAGTTACTAGGGGACGATTCAGTGAACCAGAGACTGGTGGAGTCATTAACTAAAGCTTTAATTTTTATCGACGATAATCTCGATAGGTTAAAATTATAATCATGGCACAGAATAACGAAACTCAGGTTGTTAATGGAGTAGTACAACCGAGACTTTATCAGGTATACGGAGATCTTATAGAGTCCAAAGAGGTGATGGAACCCATAGCCATAGCCAATGGAACTGGTCCCGTATGTGGATTCGATTGGGTTGATACTACTAAAAATACCCTGACTATAGGTAGTATATTCTCATCCGATCGTGAGGATATGAAAAGGGGTGCAAGAAGAGTATTTCTTTCTAATAAAGATAATACGGCTGGGCAGGGGTTCAATGCCTTTATTACTCCCGATGGGCTTCTTTCAATAGCACCAGATATACTGACTCTCACTGGTCAAAACCCTCCTGGAGGTTGGCCAGATATGTCTAACCCATCTAAAATGGTAACATTTGCTTTAATAGCTACTCATAGGTATAGTGCTAATAAGGATGAACCAGTCCCGAGCCTCTCTAATTTCAAAGTAGCGTGGTTAACAAATGCCCATGTAGAACCAGAGTATTATATCGACAAGATAGTCGATATGAACTACCCTCAAATATTGGACTGGGTAACCAAAAAAAGTAGTGTATCTATTAATTCTAATACTGATACATTATTAGGGGTATACATGATAGGTTGGATACCCTCCTGGAATACTCTTTTGCCAGGTTGGAAGGAATTAATGCAATCTATTGGATATCAACTCTGTATCAACCCATATCAGGGTATATTACCTGCTAAACCCCTTGGAATGAATCCTTTTTCTTTGATGAGACTGGATAATAGGGTAAGGGTATTAGAACAGAGTACTGTACCAGTCGAAGTAGGGGACTTAGCTAGACGAGTAAGTAATCAAATGCGTAGTTGGGGCTTTGGAGTAGAAGCCGAATACACCATAAACAGTGTTGGTGAAGAAGACGAATTCGTATTTACTAAACTGATAATCAGTGGTTGTGTATTAGCTACAAGTTCTAGTCCAGTAACAAAAAGGATAAACTATCAGTGGTATGAAGCTGGTGGAGGGCTAGTAATTTATTCAACCAAGCCATATATAAATCAATCCACTCTTAATCCAGAAGATTGGGGTTTGGCTAATGCAGCTCTAAATATACCCCTCAGTAAAGATCAAGTATGGGACGGTACTCTGAATCTGAGTAGTTTACCAAGTCAGGCCTATCCTATGGCTTTCTTTGAGATAGTGTCTGTACAGGGCAACGGGGAGAAGATATTACCTGGTCATGCTATTAGTTTGGTTAATACCACCAAAGTGGATGGGCTTACAAGATTTGGTACTGCTGTATGTTCGGTATTCGATAACTTTAGCCGGGTTTATAGTAGATCTCTTTTGGAGAAGTACTTAGGTTCAGGGTCCCAATTACATTCCATAAGTGGTAAGATTATAGTATCGTCATTTTCTATAACTCTGGTAACTTCTCTTAACCTTAAGAATCTCGCAGGTAATTCAAAAGATATCGATATAGATTTAGAAACTTGGTTAGTCGATTCTGGTGTAGAGGCTGAATTAGCTTCCAATATAGTCAAAAGGATAGCTAATAACTTAGGAATTATGAGTAACCTACTCTTGGTAAAAGGTGAAACCTGGCCTTCGAGTGGTGATGGTAATACTTTTAAGTACCAGATATTTGCTCAAACCACTGGCACTAGTGGAGTTTATCCTAAGCTTAAGTTAAGCCCGTATATACAACACAATGCTTCAAGTGGAACTAGTATGACTACTTCTATTAGAACTGTTACGACCTTTACTGCTCCAGAAGATATGTTGGAGTTATTCACTAATTGTATCAATCGTCCCTTATATCCTTTCTAAACTGAACCATAGTTGAGTTGGTTAAGTGGGGCCGGAGTGAGGTTATCAATAACCTTGCTCTGGCCTTTTTCATTGTTTAAGATCTACTGCAGCTTGTTCTAAAGTTTTCTGTATGGTCTTTCTCATTCTGGAGAACATATTAACTGCAAACTTATCTCTAGGCAACTCAAAGTAATCTATCAGGTGAAGGATAGATAACTTACCGTGAGAATCTTTGATACGAGATTCAAACCACTTGGGAGGTTCAAGTTGTATCTGCATAACCAAGTATTCATCCGGAGTAAGGTGTTCCTTCATGTATTGATGAAATATTTGGGATTGCTCTTCCTTAATCCGAGTTTCATCCGAGTCATCGAGTAATTCTTTATTATTGTCAAATAATACCTCGAATGATGTTAACTCTTGATTGAATTCTGCCTGTTTAGTATAAGCATTCCTCAGTAACTTACTTTTATAAGTTTGCAGGGAAGATAAGAGAGTTGCTTTCAACCTTTCTTCATCGTATTCGTCTTGGTATTTATTAAATACATACAAGAACTTATCCCAGAAAAAAGAGTTAATTATATCTGGTGTGAGATTAAATCTTTTGGAATCAACTCCTCTCGTCAGTCTACGGATTAAAGGTTTGCAGGTTTTATATAACCTATTAAACAAATCCTCATCATAAGGTTTTAATTCTGTCAAGCGATGTAGTTCACTTCCGTTGTTGCCTTTCATAGTAGTAAAGATTTTTAACAATGCAAATATAAATAATAAAGTAACAACTTGTATGAATTTTTATCAAAATATTTCACCGTTAGTGTTCAAGTATGTTCGAGAATGAGCTTGGAGAACTATATTATCTAGCAGATACTATTGATTATACACTATGAATATTATATAATATATGAAACCAAATAAGGTAAAGAAGAGGTTAAACTCCTGTGATAAGTTTACGTTCTCTATAGAGTTTCAACTAGAAGTACTTAGGTTCTTGGTACAAGGGAAGGAAGCTCTTCTATATGTTCCAAAGATAAAACCTGGGTACTTTACTTTAATTGAACACTCGATAGTAGTAGAAGCCTTGGTAAAATTCGTAAAGAAATACCAACGAATACCAAGTGAGGTTTTAATGGTAGAGCAAGTTAAAACCTTGCTAGAAGGTAAGGATTATGTTGATTTGGTTACTAAAGATGATATCCCTAATATTCATAGTTTAATATCTGAGCTTTACAATAAACCTCTAAAAGATGTAGATATTGTCCTGGAAAATATACATAAATTCATTGCCTACATTGAATTGAAAGCCTTAAATGAAGGTATGGACTTCTCTGATTACAATTCTTACGAAACCTATCAAGCTAAACTAACTAAGATTCTACAAAGTTCAAAACCACAAAAGAAGGACGAACCTTTACTTATGGTTAGTGGAACTGCAATGAGACAACTCATGAGAAAGGTTGACCCAGATGTAGTTCCTACTCCATTTTGGCAGTTGAATAGGTTGGGTAATGGAGATGGATATCCCAAGAATTCTCTTTTCGTTTTGATTGATCGCCCTAAACGGAGAAAGACATTTGCACTTATCAATATTGCCCGGGGATATCTGGCAATGAAGAAGAATGTTCTATACATAGATACTGAAAATGGTAAGAACCAGTTAATGGATCGTATGATACAGTCTACTCTCAATAAGACCAAGAGGGAGATGTTAACTGGTGATTATGATAAGATGGAGCAAAGGCACATGCGTAAATATAAACGACTCGGGGTTGAGTTTATTGTGGAGCGTGTACCTGCAACCATTGCAGATTGTAATACCATCACTAATCTAGTTAGGAAATTAGAAACAGAGAAGGGTATTAAGGTCCATGTTATCATGATTGACTATGCTGCAAAGTTGGCTTCTATTGCTCGAGATAGGGACGATGTAGAACGTATCAACAATGTATATATAGATATAGATAATATGGGAGATGAGTTGGGACTAGATGCTATTTGGACTGCCCAACATGTTACCAGAGAAGGTGCTAAGCATCAAGAAACCCGATACGAGGATAATGATATAGCATCAGCTATTTCTATAATAAGAAATGCAAAATGCGTCATGGGATTAAATTCTACTCAGGACGAAGAAGAACATAATATCATGAGAATGGAAGTTGTAGTTCAACGTGATGGAGTTCCATCTGGTAGAGTAATGTTTAATATGGACCCAGAAAGACAACGTATGAAGGAGTTCTCTAAAGAGGCCAGAGCAAAATATGATGAGTCCATGGGTAAACAGGTAGATGATTTACTTAAGAAAAAGAAAAGGGTAAGTAATCCCAACGCAGACCCAGAAAAGAGAAGTAAAACCTCAGGTGATATTTAGTTAAACCTTAAATAATTAAAATTGTATGGCACGAGTTATTACTACAGAGCCTCTTAAAATTCAGGAGAGGACTACAGTTTGTAAAAATTGTAATTCCAAGGTAGCTTTCAATGAGAAGGAAGTATTCTTGGATTTAAGTTATGGTCCATATCATAATGGAGAAGAGTGCATCACTTGCCCTCACTGTCATTATAATATTCATATTGGCGTATTCCAAGCTACTGAACACATGTAGTTATGAATGTAAGATTATTGAAGATATTTCGTAGGAGAGCTTCCAAAGAGATATGTTTAAGAAGGCAACCAGGTAACAGATATCAAGTTGTATGTCCAATTGAAGAGAGGTATAGTTTAGGAGTATTCTTCAGTGAGTGGGTACCAATCTCTTCAGAAAAGGCCTCTATAAATTAGAATAAGGTTACTCCTAACCATAGAACTATGGGGTATAAAGATATAGATAGGTATGAGGTACCTTATAAGAATTCTTTCCTAAGGTTAGAAGAAGCCAAAGTAGAATTAGTGAAGATTCGTAGAGGATATATAATCCATCATCTAGTTCCTGAATTATGTCAGAAGTTACCAGTTAATAAGTAATAATTACCCGGCTATGTTATTCATGGTCGGGTATTTTCGTTTACGATATGAGACTTAACAGCAATATAAAAGGTGTTAAAGTAAAGCCTATACCAAACTATCCAGAATATTTGGCTTCATTCGACGGTAGAGTATATTCCACTAAATTACATAGATGGCTATCTACTAACCCTCATAAGATATTCGGATATTTACAGGTACATCTAAGAAAAAAGACACATAGATTGAATAGGGTTATAGCTACAACTTGGATACCTAATCCCGATAACTTACCATGTGTAGGTCATAAGGATAATAATAGAACTAACAATAGAGTAGAAAATCTATATTGGTGTACTCATAAAGAAAATACTCAACAATGTATAAGAGATGGTAGATTCAAACCAAGAGGTAAAACTCCTTTGAGTATAGAGATTAGACGTAAAATAAAAGCCGAATACTTGAAAGGAAATACCACTCTACAAAAGTTAAGCCGTAAATATGGTAGAGCACATTCAGTTATTAGGAGGATAGTATATGAGACTAAATAACCATACTAAAGGTCGTTTACATGAATATTTTAGATATAAGTTGAAGGCCTTCGATTATCGTAAGGGGTGGATGAAGTCAGACTGTCCCTACTGTGGAGGAGAAAAGAAGTTTGGTATCAACCTTTCAAACAATCGATGTAATTGTTTTAAGTGTGGTGAACATCCTTCTCCTATAAGTTTGGTAATGTATTTGGAGAGTACAGATAGTTTTCAAGAAGTATTATCTATACTCGAATCTGGAGATTATTCTGGATATGTATTCAAAGAAGAGAAGGTTGAGTTAAAGGGTAAGAAAGAGTTCTTCCTTCCTGATGGCTTTAAGAATATATCCATGGGTACTTCTCTATTGGCAAGGTCTGCCAGGAATTATCTTAAGAAACGAGGATTTAAGATAGAGGAGTTAGCTCGTAAAGGATGGGGATATTGTAATACAGGTAAGTATCTTGGATATATCATTATTCCTTTTACAGAGCATGGGCAATTAACTTACTTCAATGCCCGATTATATATGGGCGCTGGCCCCAAATATAACAATCCAGAAGTAGATGTAACGGGTTTGGGAAAGAGTTTTATTATATATAATGCAGATGCTCTAGAAATATACCGAACCATTTATATTTGTGAGGGTGCAATCAATGCTGAAACTTTGGGAGAGAATGGGATTGCAACCGGAGGTAAGGCAGTTTCAAGATGGCAAGTAAACAAGTTCATCAAGAGCCAAGTAGAGAAGTTTATAATATTGATTGACCCTGATGCTAAAGATAAAGCATTAGATCTGGCATTTAAGTTGGTGCCCTTCAAAAAGGTAAAGGTAGTATTCCTCCCAGATAATGAGGATGTAAATTCACTGGGTAAACAAAGGACTTTAGAATATGTACGAGAGACGACATATCAGACTTATCAAGAACTTTTAACTATAAAATCACAGTTAAAATTATAATGGCACAACGAGAACCTTCTATACATATCTCTAAAACTTTATTCCGTAAATTATGGAAGGAAATGGGGGGTAGAGTATCTGAAGAATTCGTAGATGAGTTCTTCACTAAAGCCAGGCAATACTCTTTGGACCATCGTTCAGTGGTAGGAGAGGATAAAAGGGTACAAACTCAAGCTGTTCGTAGAGCTTCAGGAAGTATAGGGGATGCAAACTTATTAGCAGATATCATCTATTCTACTAGAGTTCAACTCAAACACATCGGAGTAACTAAAATAAAGCAAACAGATTTACAATGGGCATCAGTAAAAGAATTGGTACCTGTTGTAAACGAGTTCTGTCAAAAGTTTGGGTTCGAACCTCGTCAGGGATATATCGAGTTTGTAACCACAGGTATTAAGTTAATGTCCCAAGCAAAAAGAGTTAACTATAACTTCTGTGCAAATTGGTTACATCAAAGGGTTAATTGGATTATGGATGTATATGAGGCTGATAAGGAAGTTAAAGAGGATAAACACCCTGAATATACTCGAGAGGTGTATGAACATTATACTAAAGAGATTCTCGATAGAATAGGTATAAATAATACCTATGATAAGAATCCTCAGGAGTATGTATGGTTTGTAAGGGCAAGGAAATTAGCTGATGAGATTGGGGTTGATTATGAGACCTTTGTACTCGGTCAATTCTATGCACTCGAATTTTGTAATGGTATACCTAAAATAGAAGATTTATCCAATGATAAAGCTCGTCAAAGGGTTATTAACTATATGGCAAAATTTAATATAGTGTCTCGACCTAAAACAGAACATGTGGACTGGGACGCCTTCAAAAAATAGAGATTATGAAAAGGGATTGGGAAGATATTTGGGGCACTGTATTGCAGGTGTACTTGGGAATATGTATACTGGGATGGGTATTGGTAATTATTCTGAATATAATAGAAATGCTTAATAAACAAGGAATATGAAAATAGACTGGGATAACGTTATAGCAACGGCTATTCAGACAGTGTGTATAATAATACTACTCATGTTTTTTATGTGTGGTATTTTCGGTATAATAGATATGGCCACAAAATTATGATAACTATAACCATAAAGAACTGCAATGTTTGTGAATTATCTGGCCCTGCTAAGTTCACAAATAAGTTGTATGAAATGTTCCGGATTAAGCATCCGGACGCTTGGCATATAATGATGTATAGCAGGGCAAAGAACTGGGATGGTTATGTAAAATATATCTCTGATTATGGGCAATTCAAAATAGGTCTTCTAAATAGGGTTTACAATGAATGCCTTAAAACGGGACAGGAGGTTAAAATCATAGATAATAGACCCCAGTTAGGAGTTAAACCAGTAATTCCAACAATACTTGGAGATAAAGAATTACGGGAAGTACAAAAAGAAGCTCTAGAAAAGATTCTAAATAATCGAGTTGGAGATACTCCTTTTCTTATCTGTGCATCTGATTTGGCAGTTAATTTCGGAAAGACTTTGGTGTTCTGTGGATTACACCAGGCTTTCAAGAGGAAATTGAAAACTGTATTGTTGTTGAACAGTGCAGACTTATTTAAGCAGTTCAAAAAAGAGATTCCAGAACTGTTACCCGGTGAAAAGGTTGCATTCATACAGGGAAGTAAGTGCAATGACTGGGGTAACTTTAATGTGTGCATGGTACAGTCTCTTGCCTCAAATATAAGTAGGTACCAAAAATTCTTATCAGAAATAGATATGGTACTTATAGATGAGGCTGACGTGATAGATAATAAAACATATAAAACAGTAATACAACATCTGTATAACTCTAGAATACGAGTAGGTTTGAGTGGTACCATCTACATGAGTAATCAGAAGAAGAAGTTAATACATAACCTGAATATCATGTCATTTATTGGTGATAAGGTTAACCAGATAAAATTAAGTGATATGATAGAGAAAGGGTATTCTACCCCTATTACTTGCAAGTTGGTATATGCTCCCTTTAAGTACTCTAAAGATGTGGATTACTCAACAGAATACAAGGAAGTGATATCAGATAATGTTAAAGCTTGGAAACTATCCCTTGATCGTACCAAGTATAACATTGGTAGAAAAAGATTACCAGCTTTGATAGTATGTAAGTTTATAGGTCATTGTGAAAATCTTTACCGGTATTATGTTAAACATCTCGGGAATCAATGCAACATACAATATGTACATCATAATACCAAAGGGCGTGATGAAATTCTACAAGCTTTTAGAGAAGGTAAAATCGATATACTAATAGCTACCACGATTATTTCTAGAGGTCAAAACTTCCCTGAATTAAAATATCTGCAGAATACTGCATCAATGGATTCTAATGAAAAATCTATACAGATATTGGGACGTCTTGCACGAACTCACATGAACAAGAAAAAAGCCTATCTTGACGATCTTCAATTCCCGGGTAATTATCTAAAGAGACATGGTAACCATAGACGAATGTATTATCAGAAAGAAAAATTAAAGGTAATCAGAGTGGAAGGGTAATACGCATATATGCGCACGTATATACCCACACTTATAACTCTATTAGTATTTAGTATACTAAATACTAATAGAGGTTTATATAGCTAAAGCTATATAAACTTATACTTAACTTACTTAGTAAGTATTAACTTAAGCTAAAGCTTAAATGCGCACGCACGTATAGTGGTGAACCAGAAAGTTAGTGCATATACTATTCTACATCAATGACACTGAAATACCTATTAACTATCACTTGATATCAAACTATCAAATATATGGCGAAGAAAAAGAAAGACAAACTTAAGGAGGTAAGAAAGGAGTTAGAGACTGGGGATATTCTTGAACCCATAGACATCACCAAACTTGGTTCAGGACAAGATCCCTGTTTCGGTAAACACTATGACCTTTCAACCCAGGAATGTAAGATGTGCGGAGATTCCGAACTCTGTTGTATTAAGTTCACAGCTCTTATGGGTAAGACTCGTAAAGAGCTGGAAGCAGAAACCCAGTTCAAGGATTTGGAACCTTTGGTAGATATAGAAGGTTGTAAAAAGTACTACCGTAAATTGGTAAGAGAAAAACTGGGTAAGAAGGAAATACTCGATAAGCTTCAGAGTAAGTTCGAGTTATCCCGAAAGGAAGCAAGAGACATTTATCGTAAATTCAACAGTAAATAACATGGTACAATTAGAGTTCACAAAGATTCGAGAGGTTAAATCCCCTAACCGAGCAAATGAGGGGGATGCAGGGCTTGATTTCTACATTCCTCAGTTATCCGACCAAGATATTCTTAAGGTTGGGGAGAAAGGTAAGGATGACTTTTCCGGTATCAATCGGAAGATGTTAGGTAAAGGTTACATCAAACTAAATGGGTTGGGTACTGATGATGTACATGTGGTAATTAAGCCAGGTGGAAGACTTCTCATCCCTTCTGGTATAAAGGTACTTATCAATCCAAAAGAGTCCATGCTCATGGCAGCAAATAAATCTGGGATTGCAACTAAAGAGGGTTTGTCGTTCACTGCCGAGATAGTGGATAGCCCTTATACTGGGGAAATGCACATAGGTATTCATAACGGTTCACCCGAAGAGGTTTGTATTCCTCTGAACCAAGGTAAGAAAATAATGCAATTCGTACACGTTCCCATCATACTTTCAACTCCGGTAGAGATTACCAATGAAGAGTACGAAGAGAAGGCAAAGAACTGGGGTACAAGAGGAGACAAAGGATTCGGAGCACACGATAACAAGTAAGACCATGGATGATAATATAAGGGGATTCCCAGGTTATCACATTACTAAAGAGGGAAAGTTATATAGGTATGGTAAGTTACTAAAAGTTTATCACCATCATAGGTATTTGAGATGTAAGTTACATAACGGTAGTATAAGTAAAAATGTCAAGATACATAGATTGGTAGCTGAAGCTTATATACCTAATCCTAATAACTTACCTATAGTAATGCACTTGGACGATAACCCATTAAATAATATCGTAAGTAACTTGAAGTGGGGGACCCATAAAGAGAATAGGTATTTAGCTATTGTAAATTGTAAATTACCAAGACTTATAGGTAAAAACAATCCATGCTATGGATTGAGAGGTAGTAAAAATCCCAACGCTAAATTAAAACATGAGGATAGGGTAAAGATAAAAGAATTACATGTAAAAGGAATAAGTGCTAGAGAAATACGTAACAAGTACTTTCCTAATGTATGCGAAGAAACTATACGAAGAACAATTAACCAAGGTTTAATCTAAAAAATACCAGCTTTGGATTCACGTGATATAAAGGAAGAACCGGGAATTATTCCCGACCATAAGTATCTCGAAGAGATATATCAAATGCAAAAGAACCTCTTGTCTGGGTATATAGGCATAGAGGGGCTACCACAATATCCGGTAGACATCAATACAAAGGCTTCTCAAACCCTATTGAAGGACTTTACTGCTCGGGTTATTGAGGAGTTATCCGAGGGGTATGAATCTTTTGAAAATGTTAGAGCTTTATTCGAAGCCAATCATGCAAAGTTGGTACAAACCCAAGGAGATTGCATAGAGTATACCGAGATACTCAATAATCTGCAGAATGCTAACGAAGAGAATGCGGATGCTATCCACTTCTTTATAGAACTGTTAATATATGCCAATATACAGCCAGAAGATATTATGGCATATATGGAGAAGTGGGTAAAGGACAACAATTGTACTCAATCAGTAGTAGATTCATTAAACAAGAACCATGACGATATCCTGCGTACAGCCATGAATCTTGGAGTAATGTGGATAATGGACGAAGGCGATATCAGTGTTATATTTCATAACAATGCCACAGACCTAACTAAGTGGTACGAGAACATGGATTCAGAAACACATCTGGACTATAACACAAAGTTACTCGAGGGAGGTAGATACTTCAATTATGTAGAGTACTCAGTAAACTACCCATATCTGTTATGGAAGATAACCCATCATCTGAACATTGCTCGTAACTTCCTGAAGAATAAACCATGGAAGCAATCCCAGGTAATGACTCAGGAGTTAAAGTATCAGTCAGAATTAGTGAAGGCCTTCATCTACTTCTGTGGGTATTTGGGATGGATAGGTATGGGTTCAGATGATGTATTCTACATCTATTTCAAGAAGAACCGTATCAATATGTTCCGTCAAAAATCGAAGTATTAGTATGAATTTGGTAAAAGCTAAGAACCCAATAGAAGCTTGGGAAAAGATACTGGAAAATTTCTTAATCAAGAAACCAGACTGGTTTTGTGAAGGAATTGGTTATAACTTAACCGATTCTCTTTTTACATACGACTTGATGGTAGAAATAGCTGAGGCTAAATTTAACCCTGACTTTGACTTCGGTAAGATGTTTGGGTACACCATGACTAAGTGGACTGGTTTAATTACCAACTACTTGGATTTGGATGTACTTGATCAGGCCAAACTGATGATAAGGAAGTTAGAAGAGAACAAGACAGTAAACAGGAATTATCACATTGGATTCCATTTTGCTGATAATCATGGCAGTGGTAAGGGATGCTTGGTGGGCGGTATATTCTCTCGTAAGATAGGAGTTGAAAATCCCGAGATAACAGTAATACTCCGCTCTTCAGAGATAGTTACAAGGTTGCCCATAGATATGCTACTATTCTGCCGTATGGGTCAGTATATTTATGGCCATGATAACTTCTCTCTAAAGTTGGTTATCAAAGCAGCTTGGGCAAATGATACTACAATCTTGCTGTATCAGAATCGAAAAGATATTAAGGAGTTATTGAAAGAGAACTGTACCGATGAAGTACGTAGAAAGAAGATACGTAAATCTCTAAAAAAACTTATGACAAGCGATGAAGCAGGTTATAAAACCTATGGTAACAGTTTCAGAGCTTTCAAGGTATTAAGGAAAGATTTGGGGTATAAACAGAAATCTATGTTAGCTTCAGCATTAGAGATTGGGGATTGGGATGGTATTCCATTGCCCGAGGTATGTCCCTCTATCCTCAAGCGTAACATGATAAAAAAGACCTACTTAAAGTTCACCGAAAAGTATGGTCTCAAACTAAAGCTTGAGGAAAGTGGGGAAAAGAAAAGGAAGAAGTTGATATCATTCTCCTCTTCAGAAGAAGACGATATGGATGACAGTGAATTAACTCCTGAAACAGATGAGTAAGTTTAAGTTAAAGAATAACCTGTTGAAGTTCAAAACAAGTATGAAAGCTTGGGAGGGACTCAACAGGTTATTCCTGTTCAATACCCCCGGTTTGGATATTGAAAGAATTGGTAAAGCACAGTACTTAAATGATTTAGTCATTTATATTAAAGAACCTCTGGTAGACCCCGAATTTGATTTTGGTAGGCACTTCAACTACACTTCGGCTAAATGGAAGTCTCTGGTAGCAAACTATGTGGATGAAAATGGTCTGATTGATTTAAGACAGGAAGTAGTAAAAGCCTTAAACTCAAGGAAGATATTTAACATAGGCTATCAGTTTGACAATAAGCATGCTCATGGTAAGAATTGCTTATTGTCTCTAACTGTATCAAAGAAAGCAGGCATGGATTACCCCATGATAACGGTATTCATGAGGGCATCCGAGGTAACTAAAAGACTTATCTGTGACCTACTACTGATTCAAAGGATAGGAGAATACTTATTCCCCACTGGACATAAATTCCATGTATCAATACACTTCAGTCAGATATTCAATGATGATACGGTATTACTAATGTATCATGCTCATGAAGACCTATTAAAGCTTAGTGATAAGCTTGGTATATATGATGGTAATTGGTATGATAGGTTGAAGTATCTACTTAAAGTAGACCCTGACAAGATAAAGTATAAGGTACATAAAAGAGCATTGAAAGTACTCAGACCCGAATTATTCAAATATCCCAAAACACTGGCAAAGGATTGTACACTCGGTAGTGAAGACTGGCTACCATTCTAAGATAGGGAAGTCTATTGAATTGCAAATACCAATGCAATGAAAATAGAAGTAAAGAAATCTCCTTACACCAGTAAACTCGGAGGAGATATAGATATAACGTTAGTAGAGTAACTATTGGGAATTGTGTAAAACTATTCAAACAAAGATGATATGAGAATATATTCAAATCCTTACGAATTGATGTCTGAGACGGCAAGAAATTTGTATGAGATGGGTAATGAGGTAAAACCCCGTACCTATCAGAATAAAGTTATCGAAGGTAAAGATGACTTCATTACCAAAGAACTTATATGCGAGCAATACTGTTTGACTCACCTGGAAGACCCGGCCCCTTTATTTGTATTCACCAAATCTAAAGATTGGGCAGAGGCTGAGTTCCAGGAAAGAATACACCCGGGACAAATTAACCCGGGTGAAGCATGGAAATTGCGTCCCGAAATATGGGAAGAGTTCCTGGTAGATGGTAAGTACTTCGACTACACCTATTCGGAGAGAATGAATGAGGTAGTAAGGTATAATGGGATTGTAATGACCAAGTTACAGGCTGTCATAGGTCTGCTCAAGGATGATAATGATACCCGTAAAGCCATACTTAATATCTATGGTGAAGATGGGCAGGTAGAATGTTCTGATGCCGAAAACCTGGATGGTAAGATGCGTATACCATGCTCTATGTATTACGACTTCCTTATCCGGGAGAACGCAAGGGGTGAAAAGCAACTGAATATTTGTTATCACCAAAGGTCATCCGATTTTGTAACTCATTTTGGAAATGATGTATACTTGGCATGGAAACTAATGGAATACGTAGCTAGAGAAGTGGGTATCAAACCTGGTTATCTCTATCATACTATTGATAGTTTGCATAGTTATAAAAAGGACTGGGTAAAACTAAAAACTTCTATCCAGACCGAATTAAGGTAACAAAGAAGGTAACGGTAATTGGTCTTAGTTTCTTTTCTGTCATACCGAGATTAGTAGTAAAGGCCGTTACCTTCAACCGGACCCATAGCTCAGTTGGTTAGAGCAGCGGACTCATAATCCGAAGGTCGGGGGTTCAAGCCCCTCTGGGTCCACTAATGAATCTTTACTTTGCGCTGTGGACAACGAGTCCTGATTCATTCCCAGGTACTGGACGGTAGGGATATAGACTGGTACCTAATTTACGGAAGTAGCACAGTCCGGTTAGTGTACTTGCTTTGGGAGCAAGGGGTCGCAGGTTCGAATCCTGTCTTCCGTACAGGGCTATAGCTGGGTTATAACAGGAGATACGACCTCCAGCTAGCAATGGGCAATAAACTGGTACGAGATACCAAAATCCCATAATTAAAGTCGAAGGCTATAGCATTAGGAGATGAGTTACTGTTCTTCGCTCATCTCCCCTTTTTATAAAAGCTCGGATGGTGAAATAGGTAGACACGCCGGACTTAAAATCCTGTGACCAGTAATGGTCGTGCGGGTTCGATTCCCGCTCCGAGTACATGATTTTATAATTCTTATGAAAGGAGACATTATATATAACTTGATAAAACTTCTACAAAATAAAGAAGTTGGTCAGACATTTAGGTATACTTACTTACAAAGTACAGGAGCTAAGACAGCATATTTATATTGGTTATGCTGTCTTCTTTGTAGAGCAGGGTATATAAAAAGAGTAAAGAATGGTATCTTTCAAGTAGTAAAGAATACGTCAGACTTAGGGTCATGTAAAGATCTATTCTATACTGCATATAATAAGAATAAACATGGAGTCAAGATATGACATAATCAAAAGTTTCTCACAAGTCAAACGGCTTGTGAAAGCTTGTTTGAAAACAGGCATAGCTTCTGTAGACTTCGAGACAAATGCCGAAGGTATTTATAATAAAACCTTTAAACCAACAATATTATCCATAACCTTTCAAGTTGGTTCTGGTGTATCAATACCTTTATGTCACCATGAATATGAAAACCCTCATTGGAAACGTTGGTTAAAGTATTTTGGTAGAAAGGTGGTTGAGAATCCCAATGTAACTAAAGTGGGATGGAATCTGAAGTTTGACCTTCAGATATTCGAGTTATATGGGATATATGTTAGAGGTACTGTTCTGGATGGAATGCTTATGAAGTATCTTCTAAATGAAGAGAAACCTAATGACCTGAAATCAATGGTTAGAAGGTATCTACCAGAGCATGGCGATTACGAGAAGGCAGAGAAGTTTGACAAGATACCTTGGGATAAGAAACCCTTGGAACCATTATGCAAGTATGGTTGTCAGGATACCGATTATACTCTTAGGTTAGCTATGTTCTTTGAAAGTAAGCTAATAGAGATTGGCATGTACCCCTTGTTTAGGCATTTGATTATGCCAGCTTCTAGGGTATTGCAGCATGCTGAAAAAACCGGATTATACCTCGATAGGAAATTCAATCAGGAACTGCTTGAATCTTACAAGCCAAAGATTGAACAAGCAACTTCTAATTGCTTGAATCTTCCACGAGTGAAAAAATTCTCTAGATGGCTTGTCCAAGAAAGAATAAGCAAATACCTTGCATCCATTGAAAGTGAACTTGAAGACCTGGATTATCATAACCCAAAGGACGCACGGAAAATAGCAAGCAGGGAGCAAAAAATATCCAATATCCGAGCAGGTGTATTCACCACTAAAAAAGAATTGGAATTAACCCGAGAAGTAAACTTGGGAAGTACAATTGATTTACCTCTACTGTTGTATTCCGAAAAGGGGTTCAAATTCCCTATCATAAAATATACCAAGGATAAGAAAACTAATCGTGATACCGATAAGCCGAGTACCGATGAGGATACGTTGGTAGAACTTCGATTAACGGTTAAAGACCCTGAAAGTCCCAAAGCAATCTTCCTGGATAATCTTCTCGAGTTGAGAGGGTTAAAGAAAATGTATACAACCTATATTGAGGGATGGCATGATAAAGTTCAGGATGATGATAGAATTCACGGGCAATTCAAAATTATTGGTACTACTTCTGGCCGATTAAGTAGTTCTGAACCTAACCTCCAACAAATACCCAAAACTTCGGTAGATGCTAATATCAAGAAACAGTTGGTAGCTCCCAAAGGGAAACTATACATGGCACTTGACTACTCTCAGGCAGAGTTAAGAATCATGGCACATCTTTCAGGGGATGAGACTTATCTTGAAGCATTTGCCAAGGGACAGGACCCTCACCTTGCTATTGCAGCAAATAAGTATGGTGTATCGTATGAGGAAGCAAACAAAGCTTACAGTGATGAACAACATCCCGATTATAAGCTTTGGAAAAACCGAAGGAAGCAGGCAAAGCAGATATGTTTCGGTATTATATATGGTATTCAGAAGAAACTGCTTGCAGTTAAACTATCTGACCCAAAAGCTGGTATTATCGTAACACCAGATGAAGCTCAGCAACAGTTGAATGAGTTCTTCCAGGAGCACCCGAAGATTAAGAAGTTCATGATTAACCAGGAGAAGGTACTGATAAAACATGGATATATTAAATCTTTGTTCGGTAGGAAGAGAAGGTTACCCCAGGTATATTCGGATAACGAGCAGGAAGCAGCATACGCAGTACGATTATCGGTTAATATGCCATGTCAATCAGCTGCATCAGATATGAACTTATTCGCTTCAATCCTAAACTATTGGAAAATGAGGCAAGGTAAGTTACCATTTATGCAAGAGACTTGTAATGTTCATGACGCTACCTATTACTTGGTAAGTCCCGAATATATAAATACCTGGGTAGTATACGAGATTTGGGAAACTTGCCGTAACCCAAATACTAAAGAATACTTCAACTTCCAGATAGACGACGTAAGTATGTCAATGGACTTCGTTATCGGGCGTTCTATGGCAGAGGAACTACCTTTTATTCCTGGATATGATTATAGGAAAATGCTTGAACCAGATTTTAATCCTGATGAGTACTTAGAGGAACATCGTAAGTTCAAAGGTATTGAAATAGAAGATTATCCTAAGTTATATCCAGAAGAGATAGAGAAAAATAAGAGAGAGTTTAGGAAGAGAATGTATGAAAGGTAATATACCAGATTTTGATTGTTACCATGTTACTCGAGAAGGTAATGTGTACTCTAAGTATAGAGATAGAGTTACTTGGAGGAAAATGGCTAAGAGAAAGAAGAACAATGGTTACTTGATAGTAAGCCTAAGAAATAATAAGGGGATTAAGTATACGTTTAATATACATAGGTTAGTAGCTTTAACTTACATTCCAAACCCAGATAATAAACCATGTGTTGGTCATAAGGATAATAATCGAGAAAATAATAAAGTAGAAAATCTATATTGGTGTACTAACCAAGAGAATACTCAACAATGTATAAGAGACGGTAGATTTAATATCCCCAGCCTTAAGTTGAGTGAGGAGTCTATAAATAAGATGATAGAAGATTATGAGAGTGGTATGAGTAACTTACAGATAAAGGTCAAATATGGAATAAGCATTATGACCATGTATAAATACTTCAGTGAAAGAGGTGTTATATGGAAAAAAGGCAAAAGATAGTACGTCTATCCCAGATTAAGAAAAACACACTAAAGATTCTCTTTCAAGGGAAAACCTATGAGATTGATTTAGACCAGGAACTCATGATTGATGAGAACCTGGTCAATCAGTCTTTACGTAGAAGTCCATCTAATTATGCTCTATTGGTGATGGTAAGGGATAGGCTTATATATAAAAGGGATAAACTTGAAAAGGCAAAGGACCAAGCATATAGCAAGGCATGGCTTTACTATAAAGAATCGGGTAATATCAATAATGATGCTGCAGCACACAAAGCAGAGAACAACCAAGCTTATCAAGGAGCATTGAAAAGATATATGAAGGCTGAGTACAATGCGAGTAAAATGATAAGTATATGTAAAGCTTACGAATCACGAGAGAATATTTTAAGAACTGTATCAGCAAACTTACGTAAACAACAGTAAATATGTCAAGAATTGAGTTAGACCTTATTTCGGTCAAAGAAGCAAGGGAGTTGAATGAGAAACTGAACGGTTTAGGAACTCCCACAGGAAGTCGAGTACTTATTGTATCACCGGTAGTAACTGCAGATACCAAAACCAAAGGAGGACTTTATATCCCTCAGGAACACGATAAAGATACAGTACCCCGCAAGGGAGTAGTAATTCAGGTAGGACCAGTCACCGATGAACAATGTGAAGAATATCCCGGTCTTCAGGTTGGAGCAGTAGTTACATACGGTCTGTATGCTGGTAAAGAACTAGATGTAGTAGACCTTCCCAATCAAGTAACAACTATATTATCTCTGAACGAGATACTTTATATCGAAACCAATAAATAAAGCCATGAAAAAGGAAAAAACAACCAAGAAAAAGGGCAGTGTAATGACTACCCGAGAAAAGATGCTTGCCAGGAAGAAGGACCTGGAAAAGCGTAGTGGAGGTGGTGGAATAATCTACCCGAAAGAAGGAACTACCAGAGTACGTATCAAATCTCGTGGTGCAGACGAGGAATTAGGAATAGAGATTATTCAATTCTACCTTGGACCAAAGGAGGGAGGTATCATATCTCCGGCAACTTTCGATGAGCCATGTCCTTTCATGGATAAGTTCCAGGAGCTTAAGAACTCTGACGACCCAGATGATAAGGCATTGGCCTCGAAACTGGTACCAAAGAGAAAGTATCTCATAGGGGTACTTGGGTACAAAGATACTAAGGGTAAAGAGATTGACCCAGATAGGGTTGATAAACCGATGATGGTACCACGTTCAGTATATCAGGATATTATCGACCTTTACCTCGATGAAGAGGACTGGGGTGATATGACCGACCCAGTAGAGGGGTACGATATCAAAATTACTCGTACCGGTACTGGCAAGAATGACACCAGTTATTCGGTATCACCTTGCCAGAAGACCAAGCTGGACAAGAAGTATAGGGGAGAGGTAGACCTGGAGAAAGCAATACGGGCAAATATCCTTTCCTACGATGAGCTCGAGGAGAAGCTGGCTTCATTCCTCAATGAGGGGGATGAAGACGATGAAGATGATATGCCAAAGAAAAAATCGGGCAATAAAAGAAAGGGTTTAGCCAATAAAAAGAAGAAATATAAGGGCGATATCTAAAATCTCTAGATATATACCTAAAGTAGGAGTGGGGTATAGTTTTATATCCCACTTTTTCATCTTTAATAAATAATCAAGTATGGCAAGGAAAACCAAAGCCACTGGTAAATCCGGAGGTAAGAAGTTTAAGATACCCACACAAAATGAGATACTCAAGAAATATGGGTCATCTCTCCAATTAAAGGCCAGTACCATAAATCATCACGGATTATGGATTCCATCCACATTCTTTGCTCTCAATTATCAGATGGGTGGGGGTGTACCATTCGGGAAGATAATTGAAATCATGGGAGAAGAATCCTCGGGTAAGTCCCTGATAGCTTACAACTTTGCTTATGCTGCACAACAACTCGGTGGTCATGTAATATGGGTGGATGCAGAACAAGCCTGGATGAATTCATGGGCAGAGGAAAATGGTCTAGACCCTGAACGAGTAACAGTATTAAATGACACCAGGATAGAAACCATATCTGATGCTATAGCAGACTTAGCAATATACTGGAGGTCTAAGTTAACCAATAATGAGCCTATCATAGTTGTGATAGACTCAATAGCAGCCCTGGATTCAATAGAAGCCATAGATGCTAAGATGGCTGATGGTAAAGCTGAGATGGGAAACCGAGCCAAGCAGATATATAAAATGTTCCGAATAAGGAACGAATTATTCTATCGACTCGGAGTAACAATGGTATGTATAAATCAATTACGTAGTAAACTGGGAGCCGGATTCGGTCAAGATACAAGTACAACTCCAGGTGGGGCAGCACTCAAGTTCTATGCTTCAATACGATTAGCATTCTACTCGGGTAAAACTCTCAAGATTAAGTATAAAGGCAAGGAAAGACGAGCAGGTAAATACGTGACTGTTCAGATGAAAAAGAATAAGGTATCTCCTCCTCGTGAAACTATATCCAAAGCTCCTATATATTTCAATCCTAAATATCATGAAGTTGGTTTTGATAGATACTTCTGGTTAGAAGAGTCCCTGGAAGATGCTGGAGTAATAGAGAAGCTAAGTGGTGGAACATATATGTTCGAAGGAAAGAAACTATGCCGAGGAGAAGATGCTTTCCACAGGTTAATAGAGGAGGATGGTGAGTTAAGGAAAAAATTATTAAAGGCTGCCGGAATAAACACCATAGGAACAACTAAGCGAAAGCTAAAGAAGATAACACGAAACATGTTCCCTGTTGATGCAGACTTAGACTATGAATCTCAAATAGAATCTGAAGATGCAGAAGAAGAAGAATACATACCGGATGAGGGGTAGAAAACCGAGGATGCTTATGGTAGTGGATGGGAGTAACCTTGCTCACCGTTCATATCATAAGTTTAAGAACTTAAAAGCCAATAATGGAGCTGGTACCGGATTGGTGTATGGGTTCTTAAGAATACTTGGTTCATACCTAACTCGTTTCAAACCAAGCCACGTAGTAATTACATTCGATACCCATCAGAGTAAAGAGTCTAATTTCCGTAATGGTCTACTAGAAGGTTACAAAGCACATAGGAGTAAGATAAGTATGGATTATGAAGACTTCAATAAACAACTTTCATTGTTGAGAAGGATTCTAAGATTACTCGGAGTTCAGATGATTATTGATAGAAAAGGCTTGGGATATGAATCAGATGACTACATTGCTTGGTTGGCAATAAACCATCCAGGTAAAGCTCTCATAATATCCTCTGACAAAGACTTCTGTCAATTACTAGACAAAAGAGTCAAGATATTCAATCCTAACAAAGATACTCTAATCCTAAATCAAACTTGCAAGGGTATTATGGGTTACTCTGCAGAGGAATGCGTTGATTACCTAATACTAAACGGTGATAAATCTGATGACATACCGGGTTACTACGGTATGGGAGAAGTGAAGACTAAAGCTTTCTTGGAACAATATGGGAGTATATCAGACTTCATAAATGCAAAAGGAGCAGAGTTCAAGGGTATTGAAAGGGATCAGCTAGAAGAGTTATACAAAAAGAACAAGCCTCTAATAGATTTGAGAACTGCATTAACCATGCACCCGATTAAGAAAGTCCCTTGGGTAAAAGGATGTACTAATAATAAAAGGAAAGATAGGTTATTCATGGTATTAGATAAGTTTAACCTTAGGTCTTTCAAGATACCCGATTTTTTGGAACCTTTCAAAAAACTACAACATTATGTACAACGGTAGGAAATATCAAATAATGTTCACTGGTGTTTCAGGAGTTGGAAAAACAACAATTGCCAAAGAAGTAGCAGATATGTTAAAGATACCTTTCATATCTGGGTCATACTCGGATTTGGTACCAGAAACCAAAGACATGCCACATGCTGACATGATTCAGCAAGATGCGAAGACTGTATTTATGCAAGATATGCAGGTACTTAACCTTCGTAACAAAGCTTTTAGAGGAGAAGATAGTTTTGTAACGGATAGGTCATATTTTGATTCGGCAGCATACTTTATCAATAAGCTATCTCATAGATTAGCAGAATGTGACTTAGATCATGCAGTAGACTTATGTCGTATGTTATTAGGTCAACAATGTACTCATTTAATCTTCATACCTTTCTCATCAAGCTTCTTTAATGAATGGGTAACAGAAGATAACGGTAAACGAGTATTGTCAAAGTACTATCAATTCCAGGTATCACAAGTAATGTATGGTATACTTGATCTGTGGGGGTATAAACCTGATTCAAAGATTGTACAGTATATAAATGATATACCGAATACGGGTACTTTGGATATTATGGGTTACAAGGTAAAGGTTCTCATTTTGGATGAGATGAACTACGAAAAGAGAAAACACTTAATAAAGAAATTTCTTAACCTATGAAGGTAATAGGTATAGCATTTTCTGATTTGCACTTAGGGGAATATTCTAAGTTCAATGAAGATAACAAGAGGACCCTGAATCATATAAGGGTCCTCTATTTGATTAAGGACTTATGTATCAAGTATAAATGTCCGGCATTCTTTTGCGGAGATTTTATGCACCGTCCAGAATATATAAGTACTTCGCTTGATGAAATTATAATCGAACATTTCGAAGAGTTAAATAGGTGTGAGGAATTTAACATATATGGTATATCCGGGAACCATGATATGCAGAAAAGTAATTCAATAACCAGTAAATCTCCCTCACACTGGGCAAATCTATGCTGTAGATATTCATTCTTACATAATCTGGACTTTTCTTACCATGAGTTTGATAAGTTCAGAGTAGTAGGTATTCCTTACTTAGACCACAACAAAGGATTAGATGGCCTAATAAAAGCCGAGATGAAAGAAGCAATGATAAAGCCAACAATTTTGTTATTACATACTGACTATCCAGGAGCTAAAGATACCGACAACACTGAAGTTGGAACAGTAGAGAATTTGAATGTGAATTTACTATCTAAATTCAAACTGGTATTGATAGGTCATATACATAAACCACAGAGACTCGGAAAAAAGATATACATGGTAGGAGCTCCTTTACAACAAAGGAGAACAGACCGTAATTGTAAACTGGGATATTGGAAAATATATGAAGACTTCTCAATGGAATTTAAGCCATTCAAAGGCTTTCCTAAATTTGTGGACGTGTCATCAGAAGATGAAATTAAAGATGATGGTAATTATTATACTGTCATTGCTAGCAAGTCTCGGATTATGGCGGTGGAAGATACCCCGCAAATAACCAGGGAACTTACTAAGAAAACGATGGTAAGGAGGTATATGAGGGCAAAAGGTATAAAAGACCAAAATAAAAAGGCCACATTATTAAAAGTAATTAAGGAGGCAGAATGATACAGTTTGGCAATATTATAGTCGATGGCTTCTGTTCCATATCTCATTTGGAATTAAACCTAAGTTCGAAGGGGATAACTGTAATTCGAGGAGCTACAGGAGAGGGTAAGACCACAATCTTATCAGCTTTAGTTTGGGGTGCTTACGGTAAGAATCTAAAAGGTAAGTCAGATGTGAATACCTGGGAGAAATACAGACCAAAGTCTTATCAAGGAACCAAGGTAGAATTATACTTCGGTAAGAATGGTAGGACTCATAAGATAACCAGATGTCTTAAATATAAGGGTGAAGTAAATGGAGCCAAGGGCAAAGATAGACTTATCTATGAGATAGATGCTGTTGAAGTACAAGAGAAAAGTAAGGGGGAGATACAGGCGCTTATAATCGCTGATTTGGGTATGTCGTATAGCCTTTTTATGAACTCAGTACTTTTCGGTCAAGGCATGAAAAGACTGATACAGGAATCTTCCTCTGACAAGAAAGAACTGTTTGAGGAGATTTTTGAGTTAGAATATATATCTAAAGCTAGAGATATTGCTAAGGGCTACTATACAGAAGCCCTGAAGGAGTATCAAGACATCTCTCAAAGATATCGAACCTTAGAAGGTAAGAAGCAGTCCATTCAAAGAATGGTTGATGACTTAAAGAAGCAAGCCAGTACGGTAAAAGACGACATATCTTCAAAGGTTAAGGTTCTCGAGAAGAGATTATCACTGCTAGCTAAGGCAAAAAAGTCAAGTGAGCTTAAGGAGACAGTAACTCAGAAAAACAGAATTGAACAGAAGCTATCAGAGGCAAAGGAAAATCAAAGGGATATTCTCAATAAGATAAATGATGCCAGGAAGAAAACTAAGGTATCTCTAGAAGAGTTTATTGAGGGAATAATAAAGTTACTGAAGAGGGGTGATATTAAGAACTCTTTGAAACACCTAATCGAGGTAAAGAAAGCCTTTGGAGATATCGAAAGGTTACAAGGTAAATATTCCAGGGTATCTGACAGAATATCCAATTATCGAGATGAACTGGAAGAACTCAGGGATAAGGAATATGAAGTAAAGAAGATACAAAGAGAGATAGAACGAGTAGAAGCTGAAATAAAAAGGCTGTCATCAGAAAAGAAAGTGGGAGTTAACAAGGGCTTAATAATCAAGTATAAATCCCAGTTTTCAACCCTAACCAAGAAATTATCAACCATAGAAGAAAGGATGGAAAGTCAGAAGGAAAAGGTTGATAATTACAAATGGGTAATGGATGACCCACTTGGGGACAGGGGTATAAAAGCTTTCTTATTCGAGAGTTCAATGGATATTCTGAATGAAACACTTGAATCATATTCAGACGTACTTGGGTTCAGTATCCTATTCTATGTAGATATACAAGGAGTTAAGAAGGACTTCAATACCCAGATAATCATGGATGGTATAGAGGTATCATACGAGGAATTATCTGGTGGTCAGAAACAATTGGTCTGTTTAGCTATGGCCTTTGCTATGAATGAGATGATGACCCAAGCTAAGGGTATAAATATTGCCTTTTTGGACGAGGTATTCGAGAACATAAGTTCTGAATATGTAGAGCTTGTGATAGGACTCATACGTAGGGTTTATAAGGATAAAACCCTATACCTCATATCACACCATGAATCCTTGCCAATTCCAAATGCCAAGGTGCTTACTGTGACCAGAGAAAGGGGCCTTTCACAATACCACTAATGACTATTGGTATTAAACACTATTAAAACATGAGAAAGAACAGTCGAAACAAAGGAAGCAGGTTCGAGCGTACTATAGCAAAGGCCTGGGAATCCTGGACCGGATATAAATTCTCTAGAACCCCAGGTTCGGGAGGATGGGCAAAGGCTAAGGATGCCATGGGAGATTTAGTATGCACCGATGAGAAACACTCGAGAAGGTTTCCTTTCAGTATAGAATGTAAAAACTATCAAGATATTAAGTTTGAACATATCCTACTAGGACTAAAGAGTTGCAAAATCATATCCTTTTGGGAACAAGCCACAAAAGATGCTAAACGTGCTGGAAAGATACCAATACTTATCATGAGGTATAATTCTATGCCAAAAGGAGAAGCATTCTTCATTGTGGAAGCTGGGGAAATAGATTCGTTCCTTATGGAAAATTGTTCAGAACTTTCCCGAATGGAGATAAAAACATCTAAAGTACATTTAGCTGTGTACATGTTCAAAGAGATTCAACGATTGGTAACATATTCAGACGTATTCAAATACGCTCATAAATTAAACAAGTAATATGAAAACCCCCTATGTATACTGTATATTCAGGCTTGACAGGAAATTCTACAAGAGAATCAACTCGGATTTGAAATGTAGGGGGTACAAACATGTGAAAGCCATAGTACCAACTATAAGCGTACTAAAGAAGTCCAGGAAAGGTAATAACGAGTACGAGGATGTACCATTATTATTCAACTATGGATTCATAAAGATGAAGCCTGAAAAAGCCTTTGACAGATACTACCTAAACAAACTCAAGAAAGATATCCCAGGTATACTATCCTTCATGAAGTCTTTGGACTACCGACCTAAAAGAAAAAGGTTGAGAGTAGATAATGCCGAAGACTTTGATGATTATTCCGTAGTAGCCACTATAACTAAGGAAGAGGTAAAAAAGTATCGTAGAATGTCTCGAGCGAATAAGATATTCTCGGTAAATGATATTACAAGAGTTGGTATTGGGGATTATGTTGTATTGAGGGGATATCCATTTGAGGGAATACCAGCCATTATACTTGAAAGTAATCTTACTACAAAGACGATGCTGGTAAAGCTATACCCTGAAATGGATGGCAGTTTAGAGATAGAAGTACCCATGGAAAATGTACTCTATTCAGCTTATCACGAATCGGATGAATATAAAATGTACTCAGCTGATTATGAGGTAGATTTATCTCAAATTCCCGATGGTAGTACCGAAGAGATTCTAATGAACAAACAATACTAACATGGAACGACATCAAGAATTGGCTTGGGATTGTTTGACCGAGCAAGAGAGGGCCAGCCTTATGTTTATACAAGGCAAAGGCCTATCAACTTGGGAAGCTGGAGAAATTCTCAAGATGTCTCATTACAAGTACTTAGAATTAAAGGCAAGAGCCGAGAAGTTCTTCAAACTATTCTCCGATTACTTTGAACTACATCCTTCTTTAGTAAATCCCAAATCTCCCATAGAACCTAGATTCAGAGATTACATATTTGGAGCTATGGTTAAAAGACTACCCAAAGAAGAAGCTAAAATACATTCAGGAGATGCTTCTTGGGTATTAAATTCTATAACCAATCCCCGTATCATAAAGAATATGAAAAGGCTGAAGGAATCAGAGGATAAATGGGACAAAGACCTTTATGCTCTGATTCTTGAGTTTGATAGGTGGAATAATTATAGGATAATGCCCCGAGTATTGCAAGCTCCAACTGCATATAAAAGGAGGTCTACAAAGAAGGATAAGGTATATCTATCTTACTTACATAGAATACCTGACTTCAAGATAAGGCAGTTAATAACCGAGTATTGGAAAAATGGACCCTCAAGTAGAAGGTATTTTACAGCTATTGTATCAGAAGAACTTTTTCCTGAAGAAGGATATGGAGTAATGCCCATCAAACGCGAGGATGATATAATAAAGGCTATAACAGATTTGAGAATATACATATTCGAGAGTCAAACCATTGCAGATACATTTGGATTATTGGCAACCCAATACTTTGAAAAAACCGTGGACAGTAAAGGGGGCTTGAAGTTCTGGAAGGAATACAGGGAGGTCATACAGAAAGCTATTAATTACAAATCAATAAATAATATGGACTTTACCTGTGAAACTCTAGATACAGCCTATAAGTTACGCAGAAAAAGAACCTTGAAATCTAACTCTTAGAATTTTTATACAAATATTTTGCAACTTCGAGAAATTTGATTATATTTGCAATAGGAAATAAGAAATAAAATTTTATACCTATATAAATATGCGCAAAAGTAAGAAAAAAGACAAAAGACCGTTAAAGCTTAACAAGGAAAAGCTAAAGGTCATGGGAAGTGGGTTAGAAAATATGACCTACAAGGACATGAAGAGAAGAGCAGTTTCTCTTGGCATGCCTTTCCCTGATGCTTGTTCAGCCGACTACAATGGACTATCTTCATGGATTCACCATTCGGATAACAAGCCGGATAATGCTCTCATCGATGAATATGATAAGTGGATGGACCAGCAATTAGAACTTGCTGGATATCCTAAAGATGACCCGATGAGGAATTATCAACTCAATCTCGGATTCATTGGTGAAGATGCAGTCACTAAACAGAAAAAGACCAAACGGGTAAAGGGGTTGGAAAAACCTAAAAAGCCCAAGAAAGAGAAGGATGACAATGGTCTTTGGAAAGGAACTAAGAAATCCTATGTATTCGAATTAACCTATAAAGGGCTATCAATCGATAGAATCACACGAAGAGTGCAAAAGAGATTCCCAGATGCCAAGGATAAATCTATTCAGCAATGGTATCGGGCAGCCCTCCGTAAACAAAAAAAATAATGGATAAGGTATTTATAATAATACAAGCCATAACGGGGGCTTTAACCATAGTCATATCGCTTGGGAGTGTATTTATTTTATATCCTTTGAAACCCTTACACTACCCGTTTAAGCCAACCAATGATAGAGATAAAGAGGATAGGATATATAATTAGGATATATAATATGACCTGTTCTATAACCTTAATTATATTGATAGTGTCGATTTTGGTATTCATTATAGTTAGGGCACTCAGGTTATATTATGGATTCATAGACAGTTTTATTTGATATGCCCATAGTTTATAGGTTTAAGAATGATGATGACTTTGAGGAATCATGTTACAGATTGGGAATTCCTTGGGTACCTCCTCAGATTATAAAATTAAGCCGAAGAAAGAAACAAGAGTGGCAAAGGAAAGTACTTTGTGGAAAAATAAAGGTTCATAAATATAGGGAAAGGAATAAACGCTTTCTGGATAGATACCGGGAATGCTTAAAAGAAGCTACCTGGATTAACGGAGTAGTAGACCCGGATTCTCTGCCCCCCGATGTAAGAGCATACTTTTTGGAAAAGAAGAGGAGGAGAGAATACCACAGGAGATTCGGAAAAGTTATCAAAGAAAGGGACTTAAAGATTTACCTTCATAAATGGTATCCATGGTCTTATAACTACAAAGGAGAACCAGCAGTAGTATTACAGGGATTCTATTCATTGAAGGCTGCTCGAAAAAGGTTTTTAACTTATTATGGTAGAGAGAATCTGAAAGCAGTACATTGGATAAAAGGGAAAACAGCACTGGAGAAGAAGTTTGTTATAGGTCAATCTCTACTAATTGCTGGGAGAAGAAAAAAGCCGATATCTAAGATACTGTTAACCGAGGTATACAGAAACTCAAAGTCTTCAGCCAAAAGGGAGTTAGGGAAAAGAATTGCTCGGAAAAAGAGACTCGGCTCTCAACAGAAAGAAAAGTACTTTTTGAACTTGGTAGATAAGTTTAATTATGGAACAAAAGAATATAGAACTGTTCTCAAGCCTATTCCAGAAAAGCTTATTAAGCTATCGAAGGCTAAAGAGATTGAGTCCAAGAGAAAGAAGGCTCTTTACGAAGAAGAGTGATTTAACCTGGGACCAATTGAAAGTTGCCTTAGCATATAAGGCTATAACCAAACGTTCTGCTATTAGTTCCATAAGATGGACTAAAAGACATTGGTCAGAATATCAAGAGGCAGTATTAAGAAGGTTGGGTGGAATGCCAATGGTGAGAAGAAGACTTGAACAGAAGTTTATTCTCAAAGAACTATTAACCCAGGGATTTGTACCAATATCTCAGTTCAGGATGAAAACCAAAACTGGATGGTATGCCTATATAATAACTAATCAAAAGGTATGCGGAGAACACTATATCTACCCTGAACACTTTGCTCATGACTGTAGAGCAAATAAAAAAGGCTACAGATTTATAAGCGAAGTATTTTCAGGGATAGGACAAGAAGGATATACGAGAATCTATTATACAGCATATAAAAACGGTTATGCAAAATGACAGTAGTAAATAAAAGGGAACCCGAAAACCCATGGGATGGAGTAAAACTCATAGTGGGGGTTAAAAGGTATTATACCGAAAATGATAATGCGGTAGATGATACCTACACTCAGGAAGGTGAACCGTTTGAGGTAAAAAATCAGAATGAATTCACTCAGAAAGTAGAAGCTATCAGGGATAAAAACGTATTCTTGAAAGCTATGGCAGTCCAAGAAAATAGAGAGATATACACTCAAAAGTTTATCACGAAACTATAATCAATCAAACATTTTTCAAACACCTTTAATCAATTCAATTATGGCAAAGAAAAAAGCTGCAGCAAAAGAGGTAGAACGTAAGGTTCTCTCTAACGGAGTAATTCTCATCAAATACGATGACGGCTCCTATGCATTTCTGACCCCCATTTCGGCAGAAGATGCTGAGGAAATTTTCGGCGGGGAATCTGAGGACTCAGATGACGAGGACGAAGACGAGGAGGATGAAGACTCCGACGAAGATTCCGACGAAGACTCCGACGAAGATTCCGATGACGAGGACGAAGACGATGAGTCTGAAGATGACGAGGAGGATGAAGATGAGGATGACGAAGTGACACCGGAGGACCTGGCCGGCATGGACTTCGAAGCTCTAGAGGACCTCTGCGACGACAAAGAACTCGAAACTGACCCCGACGAATTCGACGAGAAGGACGTGGAGAAACTCCGCAAGGCGGTTGCCAAGGAGCTGGGCATCACTCTGCCCAAGGCAAAGGCCGCTTCCAGTAAGGACACCAAGAAAAAGAAAAAGTAAGGGTCCTTCCGACTATAACAATTCCTGAGGGCTGCTATACTCTTAATTAGCTGAAGATAATACCTGGTAAAGATGGCATCAAGTTCATTCATTCAGGTCAGCCCTCTTTTTAATCAAAAACCTTAATCAATAAAAGATATGGCAACCAAGAAGAAAGACAAAGCAGCTGAGGCAAATGCTGCAGCAAAAGCAGAAACGAAAAAAGGCGGTAAGAAAGAACTGACCGCAGAAGAGAAGAAGGCCAAACGAGAGGCCATGAAGGAGCGACTCAAGAACCGGGCACCTGGTCAGCGACCCAACAGCAAACAGTGCGATATCATCGACCTGGGCGGTGGCAACGTTGCAAAGACCTTCGCTATGAACGTCCGGAAGTACGGAGTCCTCATCACCTCGGTCGTAATCGACAAGGGTGGCAAAGTGATTGCCGTCTCGAATGCCACCATTCCGGGGGTATCGGTTAAATCCAAGAAAGAGCACGGCACTCTGGTCCCCAAGGTACCCGGTATGGGCAAGAAAGGGAAAGCAGCCGAAGCTGAGGATGACGAGGAAGATGAAGACGATGAGGAATAGGTCCTGAGCACCTAATCCCACGTACATCAAAAACTTGAGTCATACAGGGGAGGCCATCCGAAGGTTTAAGGGTGGGCCTCCCCACTTTGTATAGGTATATGCAAGACGACGACAGCATTATATATCTGGCATTATGTAATCAGCTACAATCATATCAGCTGCTACTAGAGGAAGAAAAAGATATCTCTGAAGAAAATAGAATGATGACAGAGTATATTATCTCTAGAACGGAAGAATTGATTGATAAATATGCTCAGAAAATAGGAAATGACACCACTATTCAAAGACCTCAATGGGACAATTTAACTCCTCAGTCAAAGGGTTGATATATCGGATTAAAGAGCTAACCAAAATGGTTCAGGATATAGATACAAGGTTATCCATGCCTGGACTGTCTCCCGGTAAAAGGCAAGCTTTAATCAAGGATAAAACCCTAAAAATAGGTAAGGTAAAATCTCTGGCAAAGCGCATAGAAGATTTGGCAAATGGAAACATCTTAACCATAACTTTTGAAAACAAAGATTCTGGTGAAAGGTACAGAATTGTATACACTAATATCTCTCAGGATGATGCTGTTGCCCATCTTAAGTTGATGGCAAATCTTCAGGGGATGGAAATAATCATCTCAGAGGTAAAGGAAGTACAGACCAAAAACTCCTTAACCAAACTATAAACATGCAAAGGTAATTCAAACCAGTTTTTATTTAATCAACTCAACAACAATGGCAAAAGACATCAGCAAGAAAGACCTGGCCGCAAAGAAAGCACGCAGGGCTCAGAAGGAAATGCTGGCCTACATGGAAGAGAATGATCTCGACCCCAAGAAAGATTGGACAGGCCATAAGAAGCATGGAAAGAAAATCCAAGCTTGGGTAGACATCATCAACCTGGGAAACAAAAAGGCCAGGGCAGCTACGGAGGAGAAGGCCGTAGAGAAGGCTAAAAAGAATCAGAAGCCAGAAGCCCATCCCAAGAAGGAAAAGGTTACCAGTACCCCAAATGCCTACGACTATCCTACCGTGGACGGCAAGGAGATGACCTCCGACCAGAAGAAAAAGTACCGTCAGAAGATGCGTACTCTTCTGAAGACCATGTCCAAAGAGAAGGCCGAGGCCGAGGGCAAGAAGTATGCTGCAGAGTTGGCATCAGGTGCTCCGGCGGCTGCTCCCAAGAAAGAAGAGTCGGCCAAGGAAAAGAAGGCCGACAAACCTTCGAAAGAAGGCAAGGACAAGAAGAAAAAGAAGACAAAGAAAGAGGAGGATTAACCCGATAGGCAATCGTTTATGAAACCTCTTACCCCGAACCTAATATAGATTCGGGGTTCTTTGTTGAACTAACCTATACAACACCACTGAAATTGATTTGCATATTATAATAATAATTATTATATTTGCATAACGAAATAAAATAAGTATGGGACAACCAAAATTCACTACTGTAAAGGATATGAAAGATTATCTGGATTTATTACCCAAAGAAATGGATGATTATAGGGTCAATATCCATATAGACCACAATACTCATTGGGAGTATTTGGAAAAGGAGTTAGATAGGAACCATCAGATTCTGTATATCTATAACGAGGATTAAAATGAAAATAAACCGAGGTTGTATCAAACTGAAATTGCAAAGGCGATTATCTGCCCAGGAAATATGGAATCAGATTATGGATGTGCATATTCAGGCGCTGGAATCCCTTTTAGAGGATAAGAGCTTAGATAAATGGAAAATTATATTCCCCTGCTATGGGACTTCTCTAGAAGCGGTGGAATCCATGGCCAGGGAATATATAGCTGCCTTTCAAAGGGTTCAGGGAGATACCTTTAACAATAGGTATGAAGATATTGAAACCATGCTGGTAAAGGGGTTAAATAACAGGTGGTTTAATACCATAATGAGTACACTCTATATGATGGAAGAGGACTTGATGGAAATGAGTTCTGATTCTGTCTTCACTCTCTGGGATATTTTCTTTACCTGTCAAGCACTCAGGAAAGAAAATAATGTGGTAGCTATGGGACTTAACACTTTTGAGCTTAAAAGACAGTAATGATGAAAAAGACATTTGAAATTACGGGGTCATCCAGAATTATGAAGGTAGTGATGGATGATGAAACCCGAGATATCACCATTACCTTCAAAGGAGAAAAGGTATACCAATACAACTCGGTATCAGAGTTCGACTTCAGGATGTTCAAAGAGGATATCCAAAATGGAGAATCAGTAGGTAAATCATTCGAAAAGAGAATCCGGAATAAGTATGCCGGAAAAAGATTATGAAAGAGAGAGACTCTATGTGGGAAGCCGCTAAACCCTTATTTATATTGTATGGTACGGCTTCAATAATATTGTTAATATTCAGTTTTATTTGTTGGATATTCAATTTGAAACTATGAAAAGATATTACACACCAGACGGAGAACCAGATGAGGCCAAAACCCTTTGGGAAGCTGCAAAGAGGATGGTAATAGGAGTATCAGCCTTCTGCGTAGTCTGCATACTGTGGGATGGTAAAACAGTTCCACCCACTCCTGATGCAACTCCTCACTGGAAAAACTGGGATGAATCCAGGCATTTATCCGAGGTAAAGAGTTATGATTACTCTAAAGGTATTATTCATTATCGAGATGAATATACCGGAGAAAGGCCCAAGGAGTTAAAACTTCATGGGTCTTCTGGCAGTTATGGTTCTGGGATAACTTTACAAGTATCAGGGGCATCAGTATACTTGGATATGGATGTAGAGGAATTACTGGACCAGTTAACTGAGGATGCGGACTTCTACGAATACTTTGAAAGAAACATGGATTGATATGGCAGGGATAGTAAGATTCAAAGTAAACAAATACGTTCACGGGCGTATGAGTAAGTATGTATTTGACTTTAAGCCTAAAGCTCAGATTATATTCGAGGGAGAACGTATTGGTCATATAATAGATAGGGAAGTATATTTTTACATAACGGTAAGACATGTAGATGGAGAACCAGAATGTTTGAAATGTATTAACTATACTCCGGAATTATGGAATACCTTTAGTACTCATCAGGAGGCAAAGGATGTAGTAATAAAACAAGCAGAGTCAATATGGAAAACTCTGGACATATATCATCGACTTAAAAACATTCAACCAACATACGGATTATGGGAAAAAAAGTAAAGCAAACAAACAGCTGGGTATGGAAGAAAGTATTTGGTATGACTATCCTTGGATGGATAAACATCCTGATACTGCAATGGTTATTTATCAGGTTGTCATATCATTGGGTATATTTGGACCCCGAAAAAGATGAAGAAGCTAAAGCTAGAATATATTTATTTTGGGATAATGAGAAAAATCAGTTTGTTGCAAAAACTTTCTACTACTATGCCATTATAGGGTGTATTTTACCTCTAACTGGGTGGTGGGGAGACTATGTAATGCCGTTCAAATTCAAATGCCGTTTAACCAAAGTAAGGGAGTACTTTGAATAATTTTTAGAGTATGAGCACTGTAGAGTTTAAGGCTGCATGTGTAGCACATCGCAAATGTTGTCCATATAAAGCCACTGGTATGACTAAATGCGGGGCCAACGAGAATCTTACACCAGATGGCAAATGTTCTATTAAGGATTGCCATTACATGACCTCGTTCAAAAAGATACTCAAAAAATTATCCGAGAAATGAAGCCTGTAAGAGTATCAACTATAGAGGAAATCAAAGATAGGCTTATGGACCCTGATGCTGTAGTGGAAAAAGCCATTGAAGAAAGTAGTGGGTACAAGTGGGCACCAGATATATCCATACATTACTTTAGCCAATACAGTAAACGAACCTCTAAAGAATTGAGAAAATAATTTGCAGGGATTAATATTTATATTTATATTTGCATAAACAATAAAAGGGAAAAGCCACAAGAGGTTAACACACTAGAAGCCAAGAACACAACCTCAAAGAAAATGATAAAAATATTTGCATATATAGAAAAGTTCCTCTATATTTGCATTAGGAAATAAAAAATAAAAAGAACTTTTTAATTTAATGTCAAACTTTTAACATTGTAAGCCATGAAAAAGAACAAGAACAACAAGGCTCAGAAACTGGAAAAGACCGATTTGGTCGAAGGCATCAACAACCTCATCGAGGAGAAGGCTGAAAAGGTGGAGAAATCCAAGGAGGCTCTGAAAAAGGGCAAGAAAAAGGAAAAAGCTACAGCACCGGTGGCCGAAGAAAAGAAAAAGAAAAAGTCCAAGAAGGACAAGCTCATCTCAAAGACCCAGGAGAAAGTCGAAGCCAACCTCGTCGAGGAGGTAGTAACGAAACGGGAAGTCAAGTACATCTACCCCGCAGACTGCGAGGATACACTCTCCAGGAAGAAGTTCCGGCAGCAGGTCCGAAACAAGATTCATCAGCTGGAGCTGGCCATGCTCCGAATCGAGAACCAGGATTCGAAGGAGTACAAGAAGGCCAAGAAGGAATACCTGGAGTACAAGAACCAATTCGTCAAGGAATCCGTTGCAATCTAATCTTTCATAGTAAGAGAGGGGCACAGGGCTAAGGCTCTGGCCCCTTAGTATAATCACCCTTTAATGATATGAAAGATTATGGTTGTTGGCTTACCCGAGAAAGCAATTCAGAAAGTAGATAAAGAATTGTTAGAGTTGCACAAAGAAGTCCTTAGGTCATACCTAACGCAACGGAACCTTAAACATAGGCATCAGAAAAAATTCTTTAAGATATACGACCATTACATTTCGGAGAGGAATATAAGAAGATTCTTCTTCCGTCCTGCTAAGCTATTCGTATATGCTTTAGTGACTGACCGATTGGATGACATCGAAGACTATGTACCATTAAAAGATAAGCACCATGTTTCCCGAAAGAGTAAAAAGCGTAACGCTTGATAAATCCAAAATAACCTACTACCTTCAATCTCAGGAAGGGGTACAATCCCAAGAAGAATACCCTATTAATCCTGAATTATATCAGGTAGAGGATTTGGCATTCGATTGCGGAATAAGGTCAAATCAGTATATCCCAGATTATGCCATAAAGGGGTATTTTAAGGTAGACGAAAATATGTTACATCCGGTATTTATCGAGAATACTAATGGGCCTCACTTATTATATATTTCGGGAATGCCTCGAAATATTCCGATAAAGGAAAGGAATAAGTTTAGGTTTCCTAACCCAGTTTGGTTATCTTATTGGGAAGATAGGTATATAGGCTACCTTTTCCAAGTGGTAACTAGAGAATCAGCATTAAAACACTTAATAAATAACTTATAAACAACGAGACACTATGAAAACTGCAGAGTATGTAAAACAGTTCAAATTGGATAAACCCAATTACAACTTCAACCGGGAAAAATTTATGGAGGCATTCGGCCAGGAATTTAAGGACCGAATTGAGGCCATGATTACTGCATGTAAAAAAATGCAGGTGCAGTTCACCTATGAAAAATTCCTGCATGCCATCAAAGAACAGCAGGATAAGTTTTGGCAAATTTCCAAGAAGAAGATAGGTGAGCCTTTATCCGATGGATTATTCTCAGCATTCTTTGCCCTTCATGTAATACCTCTCAGGGCAAACCTATTCCCTAATATTCATGAGGAAATAGAAGAGAGGCGTAAAAAGGCCCAGGAAAGAGAAGCTAAACTTATGGCAGAGGAAGAAGAAAGGCAAAAAGAAGCCAAGGAGAAAGAAAAGAGAATGAGGCCAATATTGGAGGCCGTAGTTGCCTACGGAGTTGCCCAAAATTTGGCCAAGGAGGGCAAGGTAAAGGCTACTAAAGCAAAGGGAAAGAAGTAAATCCTAATAATACAAGACTCTAAAGTTACTAAGATTTTATGAGGACATTTTTAACCTTGGCTGTTATGATAACGGATAATATTCTGACATCATACAAGGCAGCCGGAGAAGAAGAGGTAAATCTGAGCTATGAGTATAGATTAAATTCAGTTACTATAGAGGTAATTTACCCCAAACATGTAGACCAGCTATATTCAGGGCTTTTGACACTGAGTAACCAGCTTAAGTTCGAAAATCAAGTAAATGAATTTCAACTGTCAATAAGCTCATCAAAATTGAAGGTAAGCCTATTCAGGTGATCCAGCAACCTGACTATCAAAGAGTTAGTTCAAAAGGCCCTTGCCACAACAGGGCCTTTTTATATATTTTATCAGGATTAACTATTAGATACCAAAATCAAACATCATGAAAGAACAGAAGATAGTTCCACGATTCCCAAGGGGGTTAGGTATAACCCAATTAGCCTTACAGGCTAATGCTGGAGATGATGAAGCTCTTAAGAATCTGACCAAGTTCGTTATCCATACTTGGATAGTTAACAATGGGAAATTATGGTCAAGGGTTTATTCAGTAAATGAACTCGCAGACTTCTTGAAATGTGAGCCATCAATTATTCAGATGCAAATGAAACAAACGTTTCTAGACAACGGCTTATTTGACCGTAACAAGATGGATGAGATTGCTGATTCTCTCATGGGAGCTTGCATAGGCTGGGCACTGGAAGACCGTATGGAAATAAGTCAACAGCTACAAATACTCAGGGATTCTCAGGGGGGAAGATATGCTCCATTTATAACTGCAGAAGTCAATAAAGCCATTGGATTAAAGCAACAGTCCACAACCTCTCTTCAGAGTTTAGTACGGGCAGTGTCTGGTGGCGGTACTGTAAATATCTTCAACCAACAGAACAATCAATTCAACAATACGGGTGAGTCTGAACCAGTACTAACCCGTGATATAGCCATGTCTATGATTCAAAAAGAGCTTGCTGACAAGGGTGGTATAAAAGAGATAGAATATGTAGAAAATCAGTATGACTTTAAAGAATTACCAGTTGTTGTTGCAATAAAACAAGAGGGTAATAGAGGAGATAAAGAGGGCTTAACTCTCAAGAAGGCCGAATTGGATAGCGTAACAGGAGACTACCATGGTGCCTTAAAAGTCTTTGAAGAAGACCATCATCAAATCCGACGAGAAATAGAAGAGGGGATAGACTACGAAGAAATAGACCCAGAACTCGAAGATAACCATTGATTTTTATTTGCAAAATTAGATTTAATTTCTTATATTTGTATAAACAAAAATTAAAAGGTTATGGACTTAATAATTAAAGCTCGGGAGGTTACAGTTAATATAACTGTACAAGGGTTTCTCAAAGTAGTTTCGGCCAATGAGAAAGAGATAAGATTCTATATCTCGGGAGAAGATAATATCAAGGAAGCTTCTGAACAACTATCTAACCACAACATCTGGCATAATCCATATCCTCATTATTTGGGTATACCCTTTACGGCAGGGAGTTTAGAGCCAGGATATAAAGCAGAAATTCAGTTCAATCTATAACACAGACACCTACTATGAAAGAAGTTTTAACTGCGACCAAAGTGGTAGCCAAAATCAATCAACTTATCAATGAGGGTAAGAAGATTAAAGTATTCGGGTTACCTTATCCTCCTTATCAGGAAGATATTGTCTTCACTGATGAAAAAGTAAATCGTCAGGGTTGGTTATGCACTAATAGCAAAGTAACTCTATCCGCATCAGCCTGTGCAACTAAAATAAAGATACATACTATCACAGGTTGGTGCAATCTATTCCAGTATGTAGAGAATGGTAAATATGTAGATACCATATCAGAAGATGGACAATATATCGATATGCAAGTCATGGATGATATTTGTCCCGGAATGCTATTAGGAGTAGCCCATGCAGATACTCATACAAATATCGGTATGATTCTCAATGTAGAGGATGATGAAGCAAACAACGTGAGGGCTATAACTATAGCCGGACCAGACTTTATGGAGAAGACTCATTATCTTCCTATGAACGAAGCTACTAATTACTTTGTATTCGACAAAATCATGTAACGTTAACCTTTTTATAACTATGCACATTAATAAGAAAATAGACCTTTTAATTCGGGCAAGCAGACTTTACTGCCACTCAATGTACCAAACGTACGACCCGAAGTATTACCCCACTATCAAAGGTATAGTACTTAACTTTACTAATAAATTGTTCGGTACAAAACCAGTGGAGAACAAAGTACGGATAGATATTATAAGCCTATTCAGTGATGATATCAAAGACAGACCCGGGTGGAAAGTATATTCCGGTATATGTATCCTCGTAGAGTTTCCTGATAATTCAGCCTTGGAATATGAGCTGTTCAAACATCCTCTCATACCAGAAGGAGATATCTATTACAAACCGGTTCTCATACCAGCTAAGGCCTAATAAATAAAGGACCATTAAGACCTCTTTTCTAGAGGTCTTTTTTGTGTTACTAAGAAAACTAGACCCAAAGGGGAACTAAAGTTTCTAGAACCTATCTCCACCCATAGATACCGAGAAGTTTTATTTGCATATTAAAAATATTATATCTATATTTGTATAAAGAAAAAGAAATAAAACCCTACAATTATGAAAGATTATAAAAAGGTTATGCTCTCGGGTCTCAAGGAATCATATAACTTGGGAAATATTCGGGAAGAAGAGGTAGATTGCATTAAAGAAGCAATCCAGGACACTTACACTGAAATGGTAGAAGAACTGGATTCTCGACTTGGGCTGGAACTCTACGATTATAAAGTAGAGATTAAATATGACCAGGACCGGATTCCTCAGTCATATAAGCATACACTCCTGGTCAAGTTCAATGAAATGGAGGGAGCAGTCAAAATGAGTTTCCGAGGAGCAATGACTCAAATAAAGGAGATTCTCTCCACTGGGGATGATGAAGTACTGGTAGGGAGCTGCAACCTGGGATTAATAATAACCATCAGAGCATGAGTTCAATCAACAAAATATGTAGAGAATACAACTGGGTATGCAAGCATATCAAAGGACCTCTATACAGGATAAAGATGCAGGAGCTGTATGCCGAAGTAAATAAAGCAATGAAAGACTCTGATTTAACTCCTGAACAAAAGCTAAAGTTAATAGGTATCAGAGATATCATAAAATCAAAGTTATGAAAATGTTTGAATTGGTTCCGTATATACTGGCATTAAACTCGGAAGCAGAAATAATGCTGATAGAAGACTTAGAACCCGGTCCAGATGGACTTCCCAAGATGTCTAAAGTATTTCCCACAATGATGGTCAATAACCAGACAGGAAAGAAGATGCTCACCCTTATCAAAGAGGATCATCTGGATGAATTCAAGTCGAAAATCCAATTTATATCAGCACAGGATGATCAACCAAAAAATAAAATCTCATGAAAACTCAAGACAAAAACTCAGAAGGCAGTACTCTAATCATATTCATGTGGTTAGCTATTGCCATTGTTCTAATTGTAGTTATTATGGCAGTAATCGAGAATAAAAACCAGGTAAAAGAGCCACCTGCTAAACCCTGGATAAATCCCGATGGGAGCTTACCTTATGAAACAGTTAAGGCTTTAGCTCCAGACTATATCGACAGTCTCGAAAGGGCTGGAGAGATTGAGAGATGGTTAAAGGAGCATCCTCAACAAAATGTCCACATTCGCATCACTATCGAAGACGAACGCTGGTAAAGGCCTTCAATATTTATTTGCATAATTACAAAATATTTGCTATATTTGTATATAGGAAATAAGATAATAATTAATTAAATAAATTAAGGCCATGAAAAAACAACCAGACAATTACTTATACCTCCTGAAGAAAGTTCACGGATGGTGCAAAAGACAAGGCATGACAGACCCCGAAATGTATTTCCAATGCACATTCAGGGAATTTCTCCGGAGATATGGTATGCTCCTCACTAAGATTGAAACCAGGAACAATCAATATGGAGGTCATCATACATTCACCTTCACACCAGCTCCTGGTACCGAAATATTCGGAGGTTCAAAGGGAGACCTGGAAGCAGTATTCGACCTATACGTTTCTTCCTTGGATTATTTCCAATATGAGGATATAACAGTAATCCGCAATCACGGAGGTATCATCTCTATCCGCTGCTACTACCCAATCTAGTAACTCAAAGATAGCTGGATATGAAAACACTTAAGTTATTATTGCAAGCATTACTGGAATGGATAATCCTGGTAGCTGTAATACTGATAGTTTCTTGGGTAATCATCCAAATAAAATACTAATCATGAAACCTAAATCCAATTCAACCCATATCTGCACAAAATGTCAGAGACCCTTAGAAGAGGGAGGAGGATGCTATACCTTCTGTAATGGAAAGAACTTCCTACCAATCCCAGAAGAAAATCCAAAACATCCAGGATGTCGTAGGAGAAAACTGGGCAGATGATACTTATTACTCATAATCATCTATACTATGAAATGCACTGAATCCAGAGAATTAAGAGATCTCTCAATGAATCAACTCAATGCAAAGTTATCTGAACTCTACAAGGAATTACACCGCTCTCAAGAATAAGTTCTACCCTAAATCCAAATAATAAAGCTATGAAAGACATTTTAGTACATTACACCAGTCAAGAAAGGGATGAAGATACTGGGCTTTACACTGATGTTGTATACAAGGGATATATCCAACATTGGCACTGTGGTTCAGATTATCAAATAGCCATAATCCTAAATACCGAAGGCAGGTTCCATAGAACCACCATAGATAAAATCTGGGTAGAAAAAGAAGATATGCCCACAACCAAATAATAACCTATGAAACAAAGAAAATCAATTAAGGTATCAAAAGAAAAGGCCATCATCATAGCCTCAAACCATAACAACATCCCAATCCAAAAGGCAAAGGCTTATACAGATTCCGAACTAAGGGAAGTATTAAGGCATCTCAACCTAAAGCCAGGATTCTAATACCCTCTACCCCAAAACACAAAAGAAATCAAATATCCATAACATCATCCTATATATAAGGCGTATATAAATACATATACTTATAATCATCAATCATATAAGGCTTTTAGGATTGGCTTATATCTTAGAGGCCTTTTATTTATGTGTTAGGTTAGGGCAAAAGTTAACAGGCAGTCGATGATAAGGTTCAGATATCGAAGAAATCCAAGGGCCATAAAATCGGGGTGAGGAAAAAAATTTAAGGTAGGTGATGGGCCCTCTCAACTGTGTACCCTAAGAGCTCTGGAGCTATCTTTGTTACTATACGTAGTAGCTAACCAGACTTAGGGCCCTAAGACCCAAAGAGAGCCCAAAAGTGTGCCTTTAAGGTACCCAAACCCTTACCTTAATCAAGTCTATATTATATAATCATAAGTCTCTTAAGGCAAGGTTAAGGCCAATAGCTAAGGCCTTTTCGATAAAGAGACTTATAGCCACTCTACTTGTCTATACATGAGAATAAATGAATAGCTTCATTGGTACACTTAGGTGCCTTTAAGGGCCTTAATCCTAATCCCTAAAGAATACAATCTATATTATATATATATATATATATGCGAGTCTTTTAGGGGATTTTGGAACAGGTGTCTAAAATCGATATGCCAGGAATAGAGTATTGGAGATTTGATTTCTCAAGTTAAGGCTTAGTTAGGGCACATTTAAGGTACCTTTTAAGGCCTTTTA